TCACCGGCGAGTGGCGCTCGGGTACCCCCCCTCTAAGACTTGAGGGGGTGGGGGTGTGGGCTGGTTGTGGCTGGTGGCTGTTTGGGCCAGCAGCCGATTGCGAGGTGGGTGGGCTGGGTGTGGGTGAGGGCTGGTCGTTGGTGGTCTCTGCGTCCGTCTCCGCGTTGTTTGTTGCAGGTGCCGTGGAGGAGGCGGTCGGCGTGGGTGCCGCCGTGGGCGCGGGCGTGGGTGTGGTCGCCGGCGAGGCTGCCTGATGCTCGGTCGGTGCTGGTGGGGTCGTGGTCCCAGTTGCGGGTGCGGTCGAGGTACATGGGGCGTCCGCACCACCAGCAGGGTGTGCCGTCGACGTGTGATGCCTTGAGGTGTTTGACCTGGTTCTTGTGTGGCTGCCCGAGTCCGCGTTCCTCGGGGTTGGGGCGTCGTGTGGCCATGGGTGCCTTGGGGGTTGGGGGCCGTCGCGGCGCGGTGTGCTGCGCAGTGGTTCGTTCCGTTGGGGTCGGATCACCGGGGGAGGGTGTCACCGTTTGCACGTATGCCAGCCCAGCATCGTGGGAGGTGTCGAAGGTGTGCGCGCTCGGACCGCGCCGCGACGGGGAATGAAAAGAGGTGCTGTCCCTTTTGGGCACAGCACCTCAACTTCACGATCTAGGATTCGGAGTTTGTTGGCATTTGTCAAGCACCCTCGCCGAGGTAGGCGTACGAGACCACGGTTGAGGGTGAGGCCACGCCCGACAGTGTGGGTTCGACTGAGGCGCGGGCGGCTTCACTGATGGGGGCGAGGATGCACAGTGTGTCGCAGGACATTCCTCGGGCGGCGTCGGGGGTGGCGGGGCAGAAGACGATCATCCCGCCGTTGGCGTACTGGATGTAGCGGCGTGTGCGTGAGCGGCGCACGACCTGTTCGGTGAGGACGATGCGGTCGAAGAGGTCGGTGCAGCACGCACCCTTTCCGACGACGAGCACTCTGCGGCCTTCGGTTTCGGCTTGGGCTGCGAGGGACTGGGCGAGCGAGTCGGCCAGTCGGGCCTTGACGTTCAAGGTGTCGGTCATCGTTCGAGTTCCTCTGTGGTGTAGATCAGGCGGGCTGTGCTGCAGGGCCAGAGTTCGGGTGCGCCGTCGGGGTCGAGACATTCCGAGCACGAGGTCCAGGTGAGGTCCTCGCGGTGGTGGAGTTCGCGGAGCGGGGCGAGGGCTTCCCGGGCGGCTTCGGTCCGGACACGCACGGTGTAGGCGTCGTCGTCGAGGGGCCAATCCTTTCCGAACTGGGCGCGCAATTGGCGTTGTGCTGCTGCGATTGCTGGGTCGGTCATGCTGATCGGTCCTTTCGTCGGGCTTGTTGGATTCGGAGTCGGTAGAACACGTCGCCGGCGCGGTAGAGCTTCTGGCCGTCGCGGGTTTTGCCGCGTACGGGTAGGCGGTCGCGGCGCCGGTAGGCCATGTCGTGCACGGTCTTCGGTTTGATGTGCATGTTGAGGCGGTCGCGGACGACGTCGACGAGTTCGTTGGCGGTGAAGAACCGGGCTTCGAGTTCGGTGTCGACGAGGCTGCGTTGGTAGGCGGTGTCGACGGTGTGTCGGCACTGGCGGCAGGTGAGGGTGTCGCCGCCGCGGGACCACAGGGATTGGCCGCATTGTTCGCAGTAGCCGTGGAAGTGGGGACGGGCGGGGGTGTCGACGGCGTGGAATGCGGTTTTGTGGGCGGCGAGGATCTTGGCGGCGATGTGGGTGGCGTTGTCGCAGACGGCGAGTGAGCGGATGTGGCGGGCGAGCCAGAGGGCGAGGTAGGGGGCTCGGCGTTCGCCGGGCCAGGTGAGTCCGCGTTCGGTGCAGACGGACAGGACGGCTTCACGTAGGGCGCCGTGGAGTTCGCGTGCGGCTTCGGCGGCGTCGTCGTCGAACGGCATGGGGCCTTCGCTGTTGGCCTGTTTGCCTGAGACGCGTTCGGAGTTGTCGCGGAATGCGGTGTCGCGGATGAGGGTGGCGTCGAGGTCTTCGGACAGCCAGGTGTGGATGTCGGTGAGTTTGTCGACGAGTTCGTCCTGGGCGTGGCGGTCGAGTCCGGGGTCGGTGGTGGGGTGGGTCATCGGATCGTGTGCCTCTCGTCGGCGTGGCGGGTGAATGCTCGGTCGCGTTCGACGCGCAGGTTCTCGGAGTAGACGGGCACGGGTGGTGGCGGTTCGGGTTCGGGGTCGCGTGGTCGTTCGGGTGTGCAGTCGCAGTCGTCGACGGCGGCCGGGATCTCGAGATGGCAGCGCGGGCAGACGGTCACGCGTCCTCCTTCGGCCAGGTGACGGATTCGAGGCCGTTGTGTTGCCACGTCCCGACGTCGAACGGCAGGGTCCAGCCGGCGTGCAGGGCGCCCATGGACGCGAGAGTGAGGGCGTCGGCCTCGTCGTGGTTGCTGATGCGTTGCTCGAGGCGCCCGGCCCACTGGTCGCGGACCGCCGCGGTGACCCGCGCCTTGCGGTCCTTCGGGTCGAGACCCCGCACGACCTTCCCGGTGGCCCACTTCTCACGGGTCGCCGGGTTCACCACCGCAACAGGGATTCCGAGGGCGTCGAGTTGGGACACGATGCCGAACCACAGGACCCAGCGGTCGATGAGCGAGTGCTGCATCTTCATGTGGGCGGGCATCTCCTCGATGACGACGAGTTCGGTGTCGCGGGGCAGTGCCTGGACGACGAACCTCGTCTGGGTGACGATGCGGCGCGATCGGTGGACCCACGACTTCGAGTCGGTGGAGCGGTGCCCGACCGACCGCAGGGTCCGGACGTGGGCGACATCCTCGGCGTCGTTGCGGCCGAGCGTCGCAATTCCGGTGCTGGTGAGTGACGGGTCGAGGCCAGTGATGCTCATCGGACGTCCCTGATGGTGAACGGATCGGTGCCGGGGCGGAGCGTTCCCAACACGGAATACCCGAGCGAACCGAGGTCTTCGCCGACGAAGTACGGGGCGCCATCGCGAATCCCGATCGAGCTCTCGCGCCGGCGGATCCCGTTGACCCAGCGGTTGACGAGCTCTCGTTGCCAGGGCGCAACGCCCACCGCGTCGAGGAGCCGGTCGACCGCGGTGCGCATCTCGCGGGGTGCGAGAAACGACAGGCCCCGGTCGTAGAACCACTGGTCGATCCGCGTGGTCGGGATGACGGCGCGGGAGCGCACGTAGTTCCCGCCGGGGCCGTCGATCTCGTGCCACACGATTGTGCCGCCGAGGTCGTGCGGGCGGGCGGCGTGGACGTCGAGGGTGAGCGGCTGCCCGTTCTCGTCGCCCGTCTGGTGGGCGACGTTGCCGGTAGCGGCGTCGCGTGTGAGCGCGGTCAGGCCGCTGATGGTGCGGTCGCCGTCGACGACGCGCATCGAGAGTGCGTGGCGGGCTGGCAGACCGACGATGCTGCGGACCACGGTGAGTCCCTCGGTTTCGAACTGCACCTCGATCTCGTCGAGGTGCAGGTGTGCCGTGATGTCGAACCGCCACCAGCAGGCCGGGCCCGTCCAGGGCGGCGGGGCGAAGGGGTCAGGGTTGTAGGGCCGGGGCCACCTCATCTCGGGCGGGTACATCGTGTTCGGGATGATTCCGCCCGGCGAATAGTCGTGGCGCGATGCGAATCCGCCCTCGCGTACCGCGCGTTGCTGGCGCAATCGCTGGCACGGCCAGCAGTCGCAGCCATCGATCGGCTGCGGTGCCGGTACCGGTCCGATGAATTCCGATCCCGGGCAGACGATTCGCGAGTCGTCGTCGCGGTAGCGGTAGTCGGGGTCCATCTCGCCGCGCCACCGCATCTGCACCATTCGTTCGGTGATGGCCAGGCCGTGCCAGCTTCCGCCGCAGTGCCCGCAAGTCGGGAAGTCGGGGTCGTCGTAGTCGTAGCCGCCGATCGGTTCGCCGGCGTCGAGCTGGGCGTCGATGAGCGCGTCGATCTCGTCGACGATGTCGCGGCCGGTCACTTGCGGTCACCGCCCGGCATCGTCGGGTCGCCGTGCTCGCTGCAGTAGTGCGAGATCGTCTTGTCAGCAATGCACGTGCAGTCGCCGGGCTTCGGGCCGGGGATCTCGTCGTCGGGCTGCACGCGGGCGATCTCGTCGCGGACGATCTGGGCGGCCTCGTCGAGTCTGGAGAGCGCCAGTCCCTGCACGGCGAACGCGAGCAGCGCGCGCAGCACGTCGGCCGGCACATCGGTCGGGTCGGGCGCCGCGTAGGCGAGGCGCCCGAACGCGGGCAACCGGTTGACCGTGATGGCCCACATCGGGGTGTCGCTCGAGCGGGACTCCACTTCGACGACCACGGATCTCTTGTCGGTCACAGCGATCGAACCTCCTGCATGATGTCGGTCACGGCGTAGAACCGCATGTCGCACACTGGGCATACGGGTTGCGGGGTGTTCTTGGCGGTCAGGGTCTTGCGGATGTTGGTGGCGACGACGTCGATGCAGTGCTGGCAGAGCAGGGTGACGTGGTGGCCACACCCGGTGTCGGTCGCCGACTTCGGCGGGTGCATGACGACGCGGTAGGCGGCGGGCTGGGTGCAGATGACCTGCGGGCTGGCTGAGTCGCACGGGATGTGCGCGGCGAAGTCTGGCAGGTTCACGACGGGGTTCCTTTCGAGGCGAGCTGTTGGCGGACGAGGGCCATGCCGCGGGCAGCGCGGGCGGCGGTGTCGGGGTCGTGGTCGCAGACGCGGTTGCCTTGGTAGCCGCGCTCGTCGCAGAGGTCGCAGGCGTCGATGGCGGCGGCCCGGGCGGCGGCAGCGGCTTCACGCTCGGCGCGCTGGGCGTCGAGGCGCAGGCGGGCCTGCTCGGATTCCCAGGATTCGCGGGCTCGCCGCGCGTCAGCGCAGGCACCACACGCCGGCGGGTTGTCGACGTCGATGTGCTTGGGGCATCGAGGGGTTGGGGGCGTGTGTGGGTCGTGGTCGCCCTGGTGAGGTTCCCTACTTACGTAACCCTCTAAGGAGCTGGTTGTAGGAGCTGGAGAAGGAGCTGGTAGGGAGTTGACCCCCAAACCTTCGGGGTCGGTTTCAGGCAAACCTAGGGTGAAACCTTGGGGGTAACCCACCCCCAAACCCTGGGGTAAATCCTCGGGCAAACCTTCGGGGTAATCCTCGGTGAAACCGTCCCTCAAATCGGCCGGGTCGATGCTCTCCCGATCCAACAGCGCGACGACCTTCGCTGTCTCCCACGCCTTCAACTCGGGCTGTGTCTCGTGCAGCCGGATGAGCTGATGGATGACGACACCGCGCACCGTGGCCGATGCGACCGACGCGAACGCGTTGGCCATCGAGACACTCGTCTTCGGGTTACGCAGCAGCCCATCGTGTTTGATGAACGACCGCACCAACACCTCTTCGGTGTCCTCGTCGACCACGATGAACAGCCCGTCGATCAACTCGGCCGCCGCGATCCGCACCTGCGCTGTCGTCCACCCGCGGGCGCTCGCGGCGATGCGCCCCGGCCGCCAGTCGGCCACACCGCAATACGACAGAGTCGGGGACGTCAGCAGCGTGAAGTACAGGTGCTGTGCCGCCGGGGACAGTTTCCGGAAATCGTCGTCGGTCCAGATGTCGAGACGAATCTGGGCGTACTCACGCGCCACTCTGCGCCTCCTTGTTGTGTAGTCGGGTCGGGCACTCGGGGTGGTGCCCTTGTGCTTCGGGGTGCCACTCGCACCACAGGCACCGGCGGTAGCGGATGCGTTCGGCCGTCGACAGCACCCCCGGCATCGGCTTCATCTGGTCGGTCACGGGTGATCACTTTCGAGTAGTGGGGCGGCGAGCTGCTCGACGGTCAGTCCGGCGGCGCGGGCCTCGCCGTAGAGGAACGTGCACCGCTCGCGTAGTCGTCGGATCTCGGGGCCAAGGTCGTCCTGCACCCAGCGGCGTGTCCGAGCCGAGTCGTCCTCGGCGGCCTGGCGCAGCGCCTCGGCGACCCGCTGACGCTCCTGGGCCTGCCGGTACGACTTCGCGCGAAGCACCACGAACCCGTTGTCTTCGAGTAGCTTTCGTGCGTTGTCGATGTCGCTCACCCGTTCACCTCCTGGAACAGGTCGAGCTGGGCGGGCTGGTCGTGGTCGAGGGCTTCGAGCGCGAGGTGCCGGAGGGCGTCGAGGTCCCGGGTGTCGGGATGGTGGAAAGCGGCGGCCTGGTCGCGGTAGGTGGCCGGCAGTTGATCGGCCCACCTCTGCAGGCGCGCGAGGGTAATCGACACCTCGCGGTGGGGTGGATCGAAGCGGAGGCGGGCGGGCTGCCCGACGAGGTCGGGGCGGGCGTCCGTGCCGAACGTTGCCGCGACCTCGTAGCGGCACCAGGTGCCGATGAGCTTCCCGCTGTCGATCCGGTAGTTCCGGCCGAACCCGCCGCCGCTCGAACATGATTCACGGATACGTCGGGCACCGTCGGGGCTGACGAGGCAGATCTCGGCGAACCTCGGCCACTCGCGGAGGAGGTCGCGCTCGTCGTCGGTCAGAGTGACGGCCACGCACGCCACCTCCGTCCGGTCACCATGTTGTGTTCGATCGGTCGGGCGTTGCGGCAGAACATGACTGCGAACCCGATGCAGAAGGCGAGGCCGGCGGCGGCGGTGAGTTTCACACCACACCCCCGAGTTCTCGGACTTCACGGGTGAGGCGTGTGATCGTGCCGCGCAGTGGCGCATTCGATCTCTCGGCTTTGCGTGCGCGTTCCTCTGCGTCGGCGAGCTTGCCGCCGTCGTCGAGGGAGAGGGCGACGTATCCGGGCATCAGGCCATCGACAGCGGGCGACGACACGAGGACGTGGGTGATCTGGCGCTCGACGCGCAGCCACTCCTGTCCCGGCACGATCATCCGGAGGGTGTCGCCCACCTGGTAGTCGCGGTCGTGGATACGGACCTCGACGTTCTTCGTGAGGTCGCGGACGTGGTAGTACCAGCGCTTGTCGATCTTGAGTTCGTGGATCATGGTCAGTACCAGTCCATCTCCGTTGACCTCGTTGAGTCGGGTGCGGGTGGGGATATAGAACGTGTCGTCGTCCGTTGCGTTGCCGCCGTACTCGAAGTGCGAGAAGCCGAACCACGTGATCTCGACCCAGATCGTGCGGTCGTCGGTGGCGATCTTGTCGCTGAAGACGTAGAACTCGCAGCCGGCGGCCAGGAGGGCGCGCGCCTTGCCGAGCTGAATCTGGGCGGCCGCCGAATCGCGGTTACGCCACTTTCCCTGCGGCACCACGCCGTCGGAGCACAGTTCGATCAGTTCCTCACGACTGATGCGCCCACTCATCCGTGCTCACCACCGTCGAGCAGGTCTCGATTCGTTTCACGGAACGTGTCGCCGTTCTGGTCAATCCAGTCCTGCGTGAGACCGTAGCGGCGATCGAAGTCGGTGTTATGCCATCGGTTTCGCCAGGTTCCGTCTTTCAAGAGGTACGCGCTGACTCCGTCGTAGACCTCGGGGATCTCGACGGCGATCGCGATGTCGTCTGTCGTCATTCGGACTGGTTCCCTCGGTTTCGGTGTGCTGCCAGCCGCGCCAACCCCGCCACGGAGAGTCCTTCGACGACGAGCAGCGCCCAGGCGGCGACGAGCAGCCACGGCCCGCCCGTGAGGATGGCGAGCAACCCGACGACGAACAGGGCGGTGTCGGCGGCGGCCAGCAGCACGATGGGCATCAGTTGTCGGTGTCCTTCTTCGAGTCGGAGAACTCGGGGCGAATGACCTTGCCGCCGTCGGCCTTCGTGTCGACGTCCTCGACTTCGACGGCCGGTGCGCTGTCGGTGTCCTCGTCGGGTTCGGCGTTGATGTAGTCGCGCAGGAACGCGGTGACGACGTCGTCGAGGACTTCGCCCTTCTCGAACGCTGCGTCCTTCGCGGTCTCCCACAACCGCTGGTCCGACACGAAGTCGAACAGGCCCTTCGGCTTGTCGTCGACGATCGGGACGCGGCCGCGTTCGTAGATCGAGTCGGCGTCGATGAGGTGCACGAGGCGGTCCTCGCCGTCGGCGGCGGTCTTGTCCTGCACCTCGTAGCAGGTGCCCTTCACGATCAGCGTGATGCTGTCGTGTTTGGCCGGCGGGTTCGGGAGCTTCAGCCCGTTCACGCGGATCTTGATATATGCCTCGTCGCCGGTGTCCTGGTCGGGACCTGCGGTGGTGGAGGGCAGTTCGGGTGGCGGTTCGGTGGCGAGTGCCATGGGGGATCAGCCTTTCGGGGCGGTGGTGGTGAGTAGGTGGCCGAGTTTCGTGGCGACCTGGTCGGCGATCTGGTCGGACAGGTTGCCCATGGCGAACTCGAGTTGCCGTTCGAGGGCGTCGGCGACGGCGAGGGTGGCGTGCACCTGTGCCTGGGCGGCGACGAGCTGGGCGTGCCCGTCGGACATGTCGAGCTCGTCGGAGCGGGCGACGAGGCGCGTGGCGTGCTCGCGATGGCTGGCCATCAGAGCAGCCCGCGGTCGTCGATGGTGCCGTCGGCCTTGTGCACGATGAGACGCACCGCGGCCGAGCTGATCGAGGTGAGGAAGCGGCGTGCCGCCACGGTGGCGTCGTCGCGGCGTCGGTAGCCGTCCGGGCCGGAGCGGGCCTGCACCACCTGGCCGTTGGGGGACAGGACTTTCCAGTGCCAGCGGCCGGACTTCGTCGAGTAGACGACGAGGTCGCGGTCGGGGCGGGCCTTCGACTTCTTGGGCTCCGCGGCGGCGGCCGCGATGGTCATGGCGGGCGATGGTGTGGTCATGGGCTGGGTCCTCTCAGAACTGGTCGCTGGGTTGGTCGTCGGGGTTTTCGATGTCGTCTGGTTCGGGTGCCGCGTGGGCGGCGTCGAACCAGCGGTCCTGACCGGTGATGACGTAGTCGGCGATGTCAATCAGCGGCGCAGGGTCGACGGCTCCGCTTGAGACGAACGCCTTCGCGGCGAGCACCTCGCGCGCGACCTTCAGGGCGTCGACGCGGGCGAGCTGCTGATCGCTGAGATGCGATGTGGTGCTTGGGGAGGTCATGGTGGGGCTGGTTCCTCTCAGTTGGCCGACTCGGCGAGTAGCGCCGCGACGGTGTCGACGAGCACCTGGTCTCCGGTGCCCGAGTTCTTGCCCTCGGCGACGAGCTGTTCGAGGGTCGTGATGACGTGATCGGCCTGATCGCTGGTCAGCACCGAGTTCGGTTCGCGGTCCGGCAGCAGCGAGTTGACAACTGTCAGGCGGTCGTTCTTCGCGTCCTTGGCCAGCCCGGCGCGTTCGAACAGGTCGTTCAGCTTGCGGTTCTGCGCGCTGGTCGGCTTCGCCGGTGCCGTCTTCTCGACGGGCGCCTGCTCCGGTTCGGGTGCGGGTGCCTCGTCGACGACCTCCGCGTCCTCGGTGTCGGTGTGCTCTTCGACGCCGAGCGCCGCGGCCAGACCCGACGTGCCGCGACCGCCGGCCTTCGTGGGCTGCTCCTCGACAACGTCGGAGTCGATGACGGTGTGGGCGGCGTCCTCGAACACCACACCCGAGAACTGGTCGGGGAACGCCTGCCGCCATGCCGCTGTCTCCGCGCACTTCGCGAGCTGGTTGGCGGGCATCTTCGCCCACATCGAGTTCGGTTTCGGACCCTGCTGGGTGTTGTACGTCTGGACGTACTCGGCATACATTGCTGTGGCCGTGTACTTTTCGCCGTCACGGATGATCGTGTAGCGGGCCGCGGCCGGCGCGTTGTCCGGGTCGAGCCACACGTCGACCCAGCCGTTGCCGTCGTGCCAGTAGGGTCCGTCCTTTTCGAGCTTGATGCCGAGCGCGTTGGCGATGCGGCGGCCACCGAGCCGGTATCCGTCGATACCGACCTGGATGGTCTGCTTCATCACCCACTTCTCTTCTTGCTGGCCGGTGCTCGGGTTCCACTCCTTGACCTTGGTGCGGCGTCCGATCATGTAGATCTGGCGGGCGAACGGGTCGAGGCCGGTGCGCTTGGCCTGGTGGAAGAACACCTGCACGTCTTCGTCGGTGGCCTCCTCGATTCCGAGCTGTGCGAGCGCGGCGCGCTGCACAGGGGTGAACTCGGTCTGATCGGGCCGGATGGCGAGTTCGGATGCGGGCTGTGTGGCGACAGCGCCCTTGCTGGTGGCGATTTCCGTGCTGGTCATGCTGCGTTGCTCTCTTTCGTGGTGATGGCGTTCGGGTCGGTTTTGCTGATCGGGTAGAGGGACACTGCGCCGCGGCTGCCGGGTTGGCGGCGCGCGATCTTCTGTTCGGGGTGTCCGGCGACGGCGTACTGGGCGTTAGCCATGGCGTCGAGCACCCTGGTCTTCAGTCCGCGATGCGACTTCGTGATTGCCTTCAGATCGGCGTCGGCGGTGAGGAACTCGCGGGCGAGAACCGGATCGAGCACCGCGGTCGACCCGTCGATGTCGGGGTGCAGGGCCTTCACGGTCTCGTAGGTCGACACCGAATCATCGAGTGCAGGCGGCGGAGTAGCCGCGACGATCGTCGGCCACATCGCGGCGACCCGGTCGAACATCGCTGTCGCGAGACGCGGCTGATACTCGACGTGGTAGATCTTCGGCTTGCCGTACTGGAACCACACGACGATGTCGGCGGGTTCGTCGGTCCACCCGGTGATGTGCTGCTGCGCAATCACCTGGGCGGCGTAGTCGGCAGGGACCTCGCCGGACCCGTCGTCGCCCCACTCCTCCTTGTCACGAGCGGTTTTCACCTCGACGACCTTGCGGGTGCGGCCTCGCGAGGCACGCAGGTCGAGGGTCGCGAGGTTCGGGAACGACAGGGCATCGTCGCGGTAGGCGACCTCACCGCGCGACAGCCGCCACCCGGGGTTCTTGAACAGCCAGTACTCGCGGGCAGCGAGCTCGCAGGCGTGGCCGTAGTCGAAGTCATCCTGCCGCGGCTCGGAGATCGGCGCGGGCTCAACCAGTCCGGCCATCTCGTGCCACACCGTGTACTGCGACTTGAACCGCGACACCCCGAGCAGGGCAGGAATCTTCGACGGCGACACCACTTTCCGCCACTCCGGTGTGCCGGGTGCCGGCGGATTCTTCACCTCGATCGCGGTCACAGCGCCACCACCGATAAGAGGAGGTCGGACACCTGGCGAAGTGGTCGTCGACATCCCTCGCAGACGAGATTCCCCGGCGATTCGCGGAGGTCTGCTTCGAACATCTCGCGCAGTTCAGTGAGGTGCTCATCGCACATGATGATGGTGTGGGTGGAGCACATCGTGTCCTGTGCTGAGCGGTAGCCGTGGGCCCGGACTCGCCACACGGCGGGGTTGTCGCAGCGGTGGCGGTGCCCCTTGGTGCAGATGAATTCGATGTCGCAGGCGACGTCGGCGTCGAAGTCGGGCAGGGCGGCGTCGATCGCGTCGGGATGGATAGCGGGTGCGGTCATCTCGGCACCACCCCCGCGGCCGAGATCGCTTCGCGGCGCGTCTTGCCGGACTGTTCGGCTTCGAGTACCCGGTCGAGCCATGCGGCGCGCGCGACGTCGCGTGGGGTGGCCCAGTGATGGTTCATCGACCGCAGCAACGCCGACGCCGTAGCGACGTTCCACGCGAGGCCGCGTTCGAGGGCTGGGCCGAGTTCGAGGATCTCCGCGATCATGGTGTTCGGGTGGCCGCCGACGATGTGCGGTGCCTTCCTTCCGTAGGACGCGATGACCGTTGCGGCACGGTCGGGGTCGGCGTTCGCGAGATCAACGGTGCGGCTGACGATGTCGGTCAACGTCTGTGCCATCACTCGGCCCTCGCTCGTGCCTCGACCTGGCCGAGGGTGTAGGCGTCGGTGTACTTGCGGGAGCAACCGCGTGGCGGCCGACCGTTGAGGGCGTCCTCGAACCCGTCGATCTCGCCGAACGGGGCGCTCTCTCGCACCTGGTCGACGAACTCGGCGAGGTCGGCGAACGGGACGATCACTTCGGCGTGGTCGGCGAGCGCACCGAGGTCGATCACGGCGCGGATACGAGTGCCGCGCTGGTGGTCTTCGAGGGTCACTACGGTGAGGGCGGTCGGCCGTTGCGCCGCGACGTTCGTCCAGACGCCGCCGTTGCCGAACTCGACGTCGGCCTTCGTGTCGACGAGGACATCCTGGGCGGTCATCGCGCGGCTCGAATCCGGTTGATGCGCCGTGACTTGCGGCCGACCTTGTTCTTGGCGCGGCGGCGTTCGGTGCGGGCGATCCGCGGGTCGGGTAGGAATTCGATCGTGCCGTCACGGCGGGTGACCATCTGGTCGTCGGCGTACCCCTGGTAGACGCCCTGCACCATGCAGTAGCCGCGGCCCGGGATGTAGGCGGGCTTCGTCATGCCGTGCAGGATCGCTTCCTCGTACGGGGTGAGGTCGCGGTAGTCGTCGCGCTCGGCGAACTGGCTGCGTTCGGTGGTGGTCTGCTCGTTCATGTCGGGTTAGCCCTTCAGTTCGTAGATGTCGATGACGTTGGTCCAGGGGACTTTCGTTGTGCCGTGGTCGTGTTCGACGATGCAGAGCTTCGGGTGTTCGTCGAGCACCTCGCCGGTCACGGTTTCGGCTTTCGCGTAGCCGCGGCTGTCGATGGACTCGTAGCGGACGGTGGAGTTCACCGGCGGCCACCTTTCTGGCGTGCGCCGCGCGCACGGGCGCGGCGTCGGAATGAATCCGCCTCAGGGCATGACGCCCAGTGCGGGGAGTAGACGGGGACGCCGGCGGCACGCATGCCTGCCGCCTGACCGGGCCGCACAACCGTTGCGCGCGGAAGTTTCTCGCCGGGCTGTAGCGGCGCGACCGAGAGGTTGCCGTCCGAACGCGCCTTGTGGTCGACGGGGATCGACCGGCCGTCGCGGGTGACCGCGAAGAAGATCAGTGCCGAGCAGCCGCGGCACCGCTTCACCTGCCCGGGACCGGGCACGAACACAGTCGCGTCGAAGTGGTTCATCGCCGGTCACCGCCGGACACGTAGCGGACGTACAGGGATGGCTTGTCGGACCCGAGTTGCCGTAGCGCTCCCTCGAACCCGTCGGTGAACCCGCCGGTGCGGCGGCGTACCTGGTGGCGCAGCGCGGTGGCGGTCGAGTCCTCGATGCCGGCGGCGTTGTACCGCACCCAGCGGCCAGGGTGCTGGCGGCAGAACGCGATGAATGCCTTGCGTACCTCGGGGATTCCGCGGTCACCGCTCGGGGGAAGGTCGGCGAGCTCGAACACCGGACGGCCGGATGCGACGCGCAGGTGCCGGTCTCGCTCGACGTCGGGCATGACGTCGGCGGGTGTGGCCGGTTTCGGTGTGGTGCGGCGGCGCGCTGCACGCTGGGCGCGGCGCTCCTCGGCGTCCCAGTTCTGTTGGTCCATGTCGGCGAGGCTCACGACGTCACCTCGTCCGGGGCAAGGTCGTGGCGTCCGACGAGGTAGACGAACTCGACGGCATCGTCGAACCCGTACTCGAGATGCAGTGTCGGGATGCCGTCCTGGCACGCTCGGTAGTAGGCGGCGTGATCGACGACCGTCCACGACCACCCCTCGGGGCAGGGCATCGTCTCGGCGGCCACGAGGAACTCAGTGCGGATCCGCTCACCAACGGGCGCCGCCGCGACCTCGATCAGCTTTTCGTAGCGGCCCGCCGCCTCGTAGAGGACGTGGGCGACACCGTGGTGTCCGGAGTCGGCGTGCTTGCCTGCCCACTCGCGCAGCTCGTCAGGGGCGACGGCCACCTTGACCGTGATGCGTTCGCTCATGAGTAGTCTGCCGATCCGGTCAGCGGCGCCAGCGCGGACACCGAGTTCGCGATGTCGTCGTCGCGACCCTCGGCATGCAGGTTCGCGAGTGCTTCCGCCATGCCGTGCTGATTGCCCGACGTGCCGAACTCGTCTGCGATCCGGTCAACCTCGGCGCTGTCGCCGTTGGCGTAGGCGACTGCGAGTTGAGCGACAGCCAGTTCATAGCCCCAGCCGTCGAGGAGGAACTTCTCGCCAGCCGCGTCACGGAATCGGTTGATACGGGCGCGGATCCAGTCGGGCAACGATTCCTCGATCGCCCACCACTGCGCCTTGTTCTTCTCCAGCTCGACCACCTTGCGGTCGTGGAAGCGCTGCGACTGCTCGCGCGCCTGGTCTGCGAGATCCTCGTCGGTCAGCCGGAACCGCCAAGCGCCGGCGGCGTCCATCAGGCCGGTGATGAGTGACCAGTTCACCGTCTCTAGGGCGAACTGGTCGCCCGGAGCGAACGGCGCTCCGACGTCGGCCTTGGACCGGATGAAGCCAGTGCCGTCGGTCGTGGAGAACTCGTAGTTGTCGCCGCGGTCGCGGCACTTCCTGACTGTGTAGGTCGTCAGCGTGCGCTGCTTGGCCGCCCAAAACTCGGCGGTGTGGGTACGGGTGCTCATCGGTCCCAGTCCTCTCGGTTGAGGCGGTCGAGGGCGCGGTCGAGGACTTCGAGGAGGTCGCCGCGTTCGGTGAGGCGTTCACCGCTGCGCTGGTTGGTGATCGCGACTCGAAGCGCGGGGCGACCCACGAGCGAGGTCTGCACGATTGCGACATCGACGCCCTTGCGGGCACACGCGTCGCCGAGTTGCTCGATGGCCCGGCCGACGGCCTCACGCTGGTCGCGCGCCTTCGTCGACGTCGCCGCGACTTTCACGCTCTCGGCGATGCCCTGGTAGCGGTCGGCGGCGCTCACTGGGTCACCGCCGCGGAGATGTAGTCGCGGGCCGTCTGCAGCGCGGCGACGAAATCGTCGTCGTGGTAGCGGGTGACCGACAGCGTTGAACCCTCGTCGCGCTGGTCGAACGTGCCGACGGTCAGCATGTGGTCGGAGTCGTAGTCGCCGGTGCGGTACTCGGGGAACTGGTCAGCGGGCAAGCCGACGACCGTGACCGCGGTGAAGTGCCCGCCATCGGGGTTCGGGGCGACCGTCATCAGGACGGTGATTCGGGGATCCTGCGCGCAGATCGCGCGGATCAGTTCGAGGACGTCGGGATTCATCGGGCTCCGCCCCTCAGTTCGGCCGGCGAGATCGGACGGAAGGCGCGGGTGGTGAGATCGGTCGCCGGGTCGTACTCGGCCGACACGATCCGGTAGAGGGCGCCGTGCATGTCGGGGCCGAGGATCTGCTCGGGATCGAACGCGGTGCAGTCGCCGCGATAGTTCATGGTGTTGCTCACTGGTCGACCTCGACGATCTCGCCCTTACGGACGGTCAACGCGTCGATGTCGTCCCGGGCGAACGCTCCGCGCGACAGGTCGTACAGCGCGTAACCGCCGGCGCCGATGCAGCAGGCGAGGACGAAACAGAACCCCGCGTTTCGGAGTACGAATTCGATGAACATGGGCTGGTTCCCTTCTGAGGGTGGGTAACCCGTCGCCCGGCCTTCCCCGTGTGATGAACACGGCCGGGCGACGGGGGTCTATGCGCTGTCAGCGAGACGAGATCGACGGAGGATCTGGGCGACGCGCGTTCGCGTCTGGGCGGTGGGCTCAGGCCACTTCTCGACCTCCGCCCGCAACGCCTCTTCGACATCGGGGCTCGCATTGCCCGGGGCGAGAGGCCAGCGGGCGGGGTCGTAACTCATGCGGTCGCGTGCTCCTTCGGGCCTGTGCGGACGTTTCGTCCGCAGACTGCGGATTCGTTGAACACGAAAAGGAGTTCGAGGGGCACTTCGAGGGCCTCCGCGATGCGAGCGGCGAGTTGGGGGGTGCACGTCGACTTGCGTCCCGCGCAAAGGTGACTGATGAAACTCTTCGAGCAGCCGGAGTAGCGGCCAAGGCGTTCCATCGAGAAGTTGCGTTGCCGCATCAGCGCTTTGAGGGTGTCGGCTGATGTGAGTCGCATCCAGCTACCTTTCGGCCAGCGTTTGTAAGACGACATGAGTCTCTCCTGGTAGACGGGGTGGTGTCAATAGTCTGCGGATGATTCTTCCGCACGTGGTAGACGCTGGTCAAGAAATTACAGCCCTGTAGTTCCGCAGCCTGCGGATATGAGGCACAATCCCCGGTAGTCATTGGTAGACGGTGGGTGCGACACGACACGCGTTAAGCGGTAGCCGGGTCGGTGAGCGCACCCGTTGAAGAACTAGGAAGGCAGGCCGAGGCTCACACCATGGGCGAACTCTGGACGATCATCCAAGAGCATCTCGACGCATACGGCGTCCGAGAAGCCGAGTTCGCGCGGCGAATTGGGTCCAGCCCCCAGACCGTCAACTCCTGGAAGAAGCGCGGCATCCGCAACCTTCCTGAACGGCGGCTACTCCTTGCCGTCGCCGAGATCACCGGCCGCGACTATGCCGAGGTCCTCGAAGCGGCGCTTACCGACGCCGACTACCTGGGCGGCGACCTGCCCGCCGCTGCACGACGAGGCGTAGGCAAGACGAAGGGCGAGCGGATTCATGATCGCGATGCGGATCTAGGCGAGGAAAGTCAGATCGACCACTCTCAGAAGGACTGAGGTCGTGGCATGAATTTTAGGGTGCTCGCGAGTATCTCCGCGGGGTGCTTCGCTGTGACGATCGCTTGTTGGGTCACAGCGGCGATACTGTCCGGTTCCTTCACTACGTGGTTGAGTCCGATCGTCGCTCTGATCGCGATGCTTGTATCGGCAGGCAGCTTCGTCCAGTCTCGTCGGTCAGCAGATGCCGCGCAGCGAAATGCCAAGGTCGTTGAGCTGCAGGAAGGACGGCGACGCTTCGGTTGGTCCGTGACCGTGGACCCGGAAGGCGAGCGGTACGTTCTGCGAAACGTGGGAACCATCGCAGCAACTGAGGTCGCACTCTCTGGTTATAGGCATGTGTACTTCACCGACCGGTCGGACGCTCCAACGATCGCACCCGGTGAAGCCAAGGCCTTCGTAGTTTTGCAGGGATTCGATGAGCCCGTCAGCGAACTACGCATTGACTGGATCCCGGAGGGTCTAGGACACCGTCGGTCCTGGGTCGAAGTGCTGCCCGAAATGGAGTCGAGGTTTTTCGCCGATGCGAAGGCTGAATCAAAGGCCGCGCGGATCCGAAACGCGGAGACCGATAGGCAGACACGACTGCGCCATGTTGAGCTCTTGATCGAGCTTGCGGACGTGTACAGCCAGTACCGCGAGTGCCCGACAGATCGAGCGCTCAAGCTGCATGTTCAAGCACTTGTTGCGGCCCTGCCGCCACATATGGTCCGAGAAATCGGGTATCAGGTAGATGTCCCGCGTCACGCGTGGGGGCCTAGTGAGTGGCCTCTCTCGCAGAGCGTAGGTGACGACGACAAAGCCCTAGTCGAGGATGCTGCTGCCGAGATTGAGCTGTTGTGGAACATTCAGCAGACCATGGGTTGGAGTTTCTATCTGGCAGATGGAGGTCCGGGTGGCAACACTGAGCCTCGGATCTGGTGGGCCGTGCAGGGCTACGTTCGGCGGGTTAGGGCAAGGGAACGAGGAGAACGAAAGACGCGTCGCTCACCTGAAGACCAGCGAAATGCCGACGAAGCGGCTCAGCGTTTCGCTGAGATGGAAGAGCGTATGCAGGACCGCGACGCAACCGAAGCCGCCCTCCCTGGGACGGCGGTGGATGTGACTCCGGGAGATGCAATCTTGGGAGAACAAACCAACGAAGATCGGCCCTGAGCTACGGGGCTACTCACATACGTGTAATTCCTGGTCAGGGCACTTCCTGTCGGTGTCGCGCCGTAGCTTGCCCGTTATGTCGATTTACCACCCGTGGCGCGACGCTCGTCGTCGCCAACATCTGGCGATCGAGTTCGTTGACGACCTTCCCGCCGGTGTTCGGGGTCGGATCACGGGTGACACGATCGAGGTGAACCGGCACATGCTTGGCGACGAGCGGCGTTGCACGATCGCGCACGAGTTAGTTCACGACGAGCGCCGCATTTTCCCGGTCGATCGCGTACTGCGGGCGCGCGAGGAGCTTCGGGTCGAGCGGATTGCGGCGCGCCGGTTGATTGCGCTCGAACGTCTCGTCGATGCGCTCGTGTGGACACGACGCACCGAAGAGGTCGCCGAGGAACTGTGGGTGGACGTTCCGATGCTCGTCGCCCTCGTGCAGTCGCTCACCGACACCGAGCGCACTTGGATCGACGACCAACTCCGCGAGCGGGGCGTCGCGTGACCGACGACGACCGAGCATTGCTCGACTTCGCCGCCCAACGGTGGAACTACGCGGGAAACCAGGCCGACGGGATCCGTGCCGAGTTCGGGATCTCGGTCACCCGCTTCTGGCAGAAGGTCAACCGGATACTCGACACAGAGGAAGCGCTCGCGCACAATCCGGTCGCGGTGAACCGGCTACGTCGGCTCCGGTCTAGAGCCAGGTGAATTCCACGCCTTCGCCGATCAACCCGCGACGACCGATCCCCACCTGGTGGATTCGGATGTCGACGAGCGCCCGGATGAGCTCGCGACGCGAGTGAAGGTCGAGACGCTCCCACCGCTCGCGGGCGCCGTCGCCGGCCATCTGGGCCACCACTGGTGACTGCACCAACGCCCGCATCCGCGCCTCGGCGGCTTCGAGTTGCGGACGCAAACGTGACTCGACACGCGCCAAGGCCGCTGGCGACAACTCCCCATCGGCTGCCGAATCGGCGAACGCATCCAGCCGCTGCTGAAGAGCCCGCACCGCCTCGACCGCCGCCGCATACTCGGCATCGTCATCATCGATCTGGCCGACGAGTTCCTGCCCCTCCAGGCGTCGAATCACCGCTTCTGTCACGTAGGCGTCGATCGTCTCGATCTTGCGCGAGGTGTGTGAACCGTTCTTGCACACATACGAGTCGCACCCACGGTTCTTCAGTCGGTTCATCTTGGACCCGCACACTCCGCATCTCACGATCCCCGACAGAAGCCACCGAGGTTCTGAACCCCGCTGTGTCAGCCGGCGAGGATCGGCGAGAAGCCCTTTCACCCGTTCGTGCTCATCCATCGTGACGAGCGGCTCCCACGTAGCGGGGCCCACGATCTGCCCCTGATGTGTGCGAAGTCCGGCGTAGGTGGGTGACTCGATGATCTTGCGCATCGTGACCGGAATCCACTGCGACTTGCTGCCGTCTCGTTTCGGTCGGGGACCGGGGACACCGCGCTCGTTGAGCTCTCGGCACAGCGAATAGAGCGAATCGCCGGCCAGGACACGTGTGACTATCTCCCGCACAATCGGTGCGGTGTCGGGGTTTGGGACACGGTCCACCGGTTGCCCAGTGTCTGGGTCTCGCACAATCATGTAGCCGTATGGCAGTTTGCCGTGAGGGCGGCCCGCAGCGGCGTTGGCCCGCACCGATCGGAGGACCCGTTCCCGGGTCTGCTCCACCTCTTTCTCGGACAGCAGAGCATCAAGGCCTGTGACGAAGCGGTCGTCGCCGCGCGTGAGGTCGTGGAGTTTGCCAGCATAGGACCAGGGGACCCCACGCTGTTCGCAGAGCGTCCGCAACTGAAGGTATGCGCCAAGGTCGCGCTGCGCGCGGGATGCCTCCCAGGTGACCAGCACGTCGCCTGGTTGCAGGATCTCCGCGAGCCGGCGATAGGCGGGTCTGTCGCCCCTGGAGTAGCGCGACGCGCCACGGTCATTGTCGATGAGTACTTCGCCGACGTCCCAACCGTTCGCTGAAGCTACTGCGCGACAATCGATCTCCTGTTCCTGCACGCTTCGTTCGCGCATCTTCGGATCGGACGAAACGCGGCAGTAGATGATCGCTCGCATGTGCTAAACCCTACAATCGCTATCTGACAGTTTTAGGTCATACCGTCGAAAAGGGATATATATCTCTGGTCAGATCGAAGGAGGGAATTCGTGGACGTGCTTCCACTTCGGCCGGGACGACGAATGCCGTCCGCCTACCGAATCGCGCTCTACTGGGCGGGCAGCGACGGCGGCGACGACTTCTCGGTCGACCTGTTCGAACCCCACTGCTTCCGGTGCCGGCGCGGCGCTCTGACGTGGGCGTCCCTCGAACGGGCACACCTCGTTGACCGGGCCCGAGGCGGCACCGACTTCGAGTGCAACCTCGCGATGCTCTGCTCCCGCTGCCACCGCATAATGCCCAGTTTCGGCGGTGAGGACGCGGACGAGGCGAAGAACTGGGTGAGGCCCCGCTGATGAAACGGCTAACCCTGAGCGAGCCTGTTCACGAGTTCGATGAACTTCAGCGCGTCAGCCTCGCCGGTCCCGAGCCCGGAGATGGTGTAGCCGTTCGGCCAGGTGACGTCGACATTGATGTTCTGCGACGTTTCGCCCATCACGCCGCCGACGGCTGCGCCCTTCCATCCGCCGACGGTGTATCCGGCGGCCATCCGACCGATGTTCTGGTGGCCCTCGACGGCGCCGTAACGCATGGTGGCGTGGCAGTCCTTGATCGAGTACCACTGGTCGGAGTTGCGGCCGAATCCGATACTTACGCCGTTAGAGACGAGGCCACCGAAGCCCGCCTTGAGCGTCATCTGCTCGCGGAGCTTGAGCGAGTTCATCACCTCGCGCGAGGCTTTCGCCTCCGCCTTCTTCCGGTCCTTCGCAGCCCGTTTCGCGTCGTCCATGCGACGAATTTACGTCGAGGAACCCGCGCGCGGGGCGTCGTGCGGTCGGTTACGCTCCGGTGGCATGACGCGCATCCTCCCGGTTCTCTGCACGGTTGCCGCAATCGTTGTCCTCACCAGCTGTAACAGCAGCGAGAACACCGCCACAACGAGTTCGATCTCCACTACAACTGCGCCAGCTGTACCGACGAACTCGCGCGGCGCGATCGAGGTCGACCTCGGGCAGCCGGCCAGGATCACCGACGACAGCGGCGCCACGGTCCTGGCGATCACCGGCACGCGCCTCGACACCGATGGCTGCACTCCGAACCTGCATCCCGAGGTCGTGCACACCAAGTTCATCGCAACGATCCGAACCGGCACGGTGGAGACGCCACAGTGGTTGTGGCCGTCCGACATTTACTACGTCGACAACGCGGGGAAGGTCGCGCAGAACCTCGAAGTGTCCCAGGCCGTCGGCGAGGACTTCGCGTGCGACGGGTCGGTCGCGCTGATCGACGTGCCGCCGAACTCGACGGCCGACGGGTCACCGACCCTCGTCGTACCGGTCATGACCACAGCGATCGGCTACCACCTGAAAACCGGCGACGTCGACCAGCGCGTCGAATGGAAGCTCCCGCCGAACTGGCGTCAGAAGATCACTCCAACGTCGACACCGACCCCAGCCGCCACCGAGGAACCGGAGCCCGCCCCTGCTCCTGTCCCCGGCACCGAAGCGCCCAGCGGCGGCAGTAACCTTCCGCCCGGCTGGGACAAGGATGGCGACGGACTCATCGACACCGACGCCCCGATCGGCGACGTACCGTGCGACACCACCGAGTGCCTCATCGAGAAGAACCGTGAGGGCGCGGAAGAAGCTGAACGGAGCGAAGGACCTAGTCCCTGGGTGCGGGGACAGCTGTGCGACCAGGGGCAGGTCGAATACTGCTAGGCCGAAACCAGTCCCGCCAATCCGGTTCCGCCGCCTCGGCCTCGACGAGGCGCCGGCAGTGCGGGCAGTCGGGATCGAAGGGTGGACGGTAGATGCGGATGCGTGGAGTCATGGGGTTTGGACGCAAGAGAAGTCGGGCGGGTTCCCTGGTCGACAGCTAGCCTGGCCGCATGATTGTGACTGGCATGTTCATTGCCGAAGCTGCAGAGACGGTCAACAAGAAGATCTACGTCCGCGGGGGAATCCTAGACACGTGGGGTGTTCACCCGAGCACCATGACAGGCCAGTTCGAACTAGTGATGCTGTTACAGGCGTCCGTTGCCGACGACGGCCGCGATTGGAATCTCCGCACTGAGGTTGTCGGACCCGATGGTGAAGTCCTCTCTTCCACCGACGAGACAATTTCGTCGTTGGTGGGGGACGGCGAGAACCGAGGTGTGCATCGAACGATGACGGTGAAGTTCCCGGCCCCGGGCCGCTACGTCTTCATAGCGACCGTAGACGGCACCACCGCGGCCGTGCCGCTGACTGTCCATATTGACCCGTCAGTCTCTCCCTGAGACCGGAGTTCGCCCCTGCACCTCTGACTTTGGAGGGGCTTTGGGGGAAGTGACAATGATCGGGTGACCGATCGCGAGGTGCTGCGGGCCGCGGCCGAGGCTGTGCGGGCGATCATGCGCCGGCAGCAGGCGGAGATGTCGCAGGCCGCCGAGGGTGGGTGGACGCCACCGGACCCCGACCTCGAGGCGTTGGCTGTTGAGTGCGACGAGGTGATCTACAGCCAGCGCGCCGAGGCGGCGGACCTCACCGACCGGTTGACCGCGGTACTCGGCGACACCTGGGAGCCGTGAGCCGGTTTCGTGAGCGCACCCCGGGCGGTTCTCCTACGCTGCCCGATATGGCTCACTTCCTGAAGCTCATGCGGTCCGATCGAGAGGACTTGACCTACGCCCTCCACGACGATGCCGACCCCTCCGAAGTTGAGAGATCACTCGCCGAAGCAGGCGTAGAGGACGTTGTCCGGGTGCCCACCCGGCTGAAGGATCAGCTGCGCGAGACCGCTCTGTATGTTCGGATCGGCCGTTGGGACGCGTGGCAGGTTTTCTCGCATGATCCTGAGATTCCTGAATGAGGAACTGCTGGTAGCAGCCCTCGGCGCTGGCTGCTTGGGCCGCCGCTTCGGCGGCTGAGGCTAGTCCTGCGGGGTGGGTGGTCACTTGCCCTCCTTGTGGGTGGGACGAGGCATGGCGGAGATCAGATCAGGGAGATAGGTCAATCGAACTGGGTAGCTGCAGGCTGTTCGACCCGGCGACGGTCCGCTTGAACTGCAGGTCGATGATGTCGCCGTTCGCGACGGTGATGGTCGCGGTGTCGACGAAGTCGCCGTCATTCAGCCGATCGGGGAATGTGGCGACCGCAACGCCGTTGACGGTGATCCGCAGTGTCGAAGCGGTGTTCGCGACGGTGTTCATCCGGTAGGTGACCGTCACCGTCACAGTTCCCGCGCCGACGACAACCAGCTTCCCGCCCGAGACGGTTGCCGGGAATGCGGGATCTGATTGCCAGTTCGCGATGTCACCCCACGCCCCGTTGGCTGCCGGGTTTGACACTTCGCTGATCAGCGTCACGCGCTGCCGTGCGATCGCCGCATACTTCCGCTGCGTGCGGAACCTGGTGTTGGGCAGCACCATCTACATATCTCCGGTGACGAGCCACAGGTTCGCGGCGCGCTTGCGGAGGACGACGGCCGAGTACTGGGTGCGTGTCGTTGGCGGGGTGACTGCGGATTGGATGGTGACACCGGATGCGCCGACGATGGTGACTTTCCCGGCGCCCATCTGGTCGACCTCGATGACGGTGCCGACTGGGAACGCCACGCTCGCGTCGGTGGGGATCGTGAGGTTCACCGCGGTCGCGGTGGTGACTTCGACGGCCTTGTTCGCGTCGGCGAGCACGAGCGTGTAGGCGCCGGTCTGGCTGTTGACGGTGATGCGCTGCGCGGCCAGGACCGAGGTGTCGATCATGCCCTGGATGGTGGTGTTCACCTCGCTGGCGAGTTTCGCGACGGTCACCGCCCCGTTCTGGATCTTCGCTGTCGACACGGTGTTGTCGGTCGGGGTGCGGGTGTCGGAGAGGCGGGCGTCGTCACCCTGCGCCGCGGTGCCAGCGGTGTTGCCGTACTTCACCGACAGGGTGCGGCTGGTGTCGAGCGTTCCCCCACCTTCAAGCCCGGTCCCGGCGTTCACGGCGCGAGTGTTCGGTACCGCGTTGGTGATGCGGGAATCGTTACCGGCGGCGACATGCGCGGCGGTGGTTCCGACTGGCAGGCGTGCCACATCCAGAGTGCCGGTAGCGATCGCTGACGTATCGTGGGCGTGACCGGTGTTCGACTTGCCGGCGAGCCCGGTGTCGAGCTGGCCCTTCGACGCGGCGTGCGCCGGGTCGGTGCCGTCGGCAGTGAATATCGCACCCGACGCTGTACGGCGGGGGATCGTGTTGGCCGTCGCCGCGGACTGAGCCCACACCAGCGCGGTCTGCGCGCCCGCACCATCAGTGCCGTAGATCCGAACCGTCTGCGACGTCTTATCGAGCTTTCCGTCCAGCGCGGCCTGTGCCGCAGTGCTGATGGGCTTCGCCGCGTCGCTGGTGTTGTCGACGTTCGCGAGGCCGACGTCACCCTTCCCCAGGATGACGATGCCGGTGTATCCGTTGACGCTCGACACGGGCGAGTCCGGGACGACGAACATCGACCACGACGCCTCGAGTGACGGGTCAGGTTCGGCCAGGATGTATGTGCCGCGACCGGGGTTGCCGATCTGGATCGCAACGTCGCCGGGCTGGACGTCGGTGAGCGCGAGGCGGGCTGCGGTGCTGACCACAACCCTGCGTTCGATGAGCGCCTGCGACGGAATCTGCGATGTTGGCACCTTGCCGTCCACCAGGTCGGCCTTCGCCGCGAGCCCCGGCACGGTCGGGTTGTCCCACGTGCCGCCGAGATCACCCGCGAGGACGATGCCACCCCTGGTGGTGTCGGTGGCGTTCGGGACACCGGACAGCACGACGTCGGCGGCTTCGGCAGCGCTCGCGGCGGCAGCCTGCGCGGAGTCGCTGGCATCCTCGGCGGATGCGGCTGCTCCCGTTGCAGAGGTTTGGGCGGCGTCGCGCGCGGACTCCGCTCCGGTGCGGGCGGTTTCGGCGCCCGTACGCGCAGTAGAAGCGGCGGTGGCATGACCGGTTGCGGTGGACGCGGACCCGGCGGCGGCGACAGCCGAACCGTCTGCCGCGTCAGCGCTGGCTTCCGCGTTCGTTTCCGACGTCGCGGCAGCACCGGCACTGTTCGAGGCGGCGGTCGCTGCCGTAGTCGCGGTATCGCGTGCAGACTCGGCGCCGGTGCGGGCCGTCTGTGCTGCGGTGCGTTCCGATGTTGCGGTCGATGCTGCGGTGCCCGCGGTGGAGGCTGCCGCTTCGGCGGCGAGTCGGGCGGTGTTCGCCGCGGTCGCCGACCCGGATGCTGCTGCGGCGGAGTCGATGGCCTGCTGGATGGCGGGGACGGTCACCGTGTCGGTGGTGGCGTCGGACATGACGAGCTGGAGTTGGTTGCCGATGATGTCGACGGCTGCGATACCGCGGCCGGGAAGGCCGGTTTCGCCCCGGAACGGGACACCCGCACCCTCATCGGTCCATGCCACGCCGGACCAGAAGTAGAGCAGTCCGCTTTCCAGAACGAGCATCGCACCACCGGCAGCTTCTTCGTCGAGGACCGGCAGGGTTCCGTAGGAATCTGCAAAGTAGGGCGGGATCAGATTGAATCCTTCGCCCTGAGGGCCAGGGGGGCCCGGAACGCCGGGAACGGGAATAAGCAGGCCCACGCTGGTCGGCGGAGTTACATCAATGGAACCGCTCTGTGGCGCAACTAGGGTGACTGTCTGACCGTCTGAACCGACGAGTGTCGTCATTCCGTGGCCTTTCTGACGGGACCAGTGAGTAACTCTTTTGCGGGACTCATTGCAGAGGCCTTGTGGAGGAGCCAGAACCGGGTGCCTGGGGGCACTGATCCGTGATCGGCGACAGCGACGACGATGGTGGCAGTGTCACCATCGATATCGAAGTTCCATCGGAGCGTGGGGGCCGGCGCCGCGCCGAGGAGGTAATACAGCTCGGCACCTTCGGCGAACTCCCCGTTACTCAGGCGGTAGCTGTAGGTGAAGTCACCGACGGCCGGAAGATGCAGCACACCGGTCGGAGTTGGTGCCCCGTTGTCGTTTCCAGCGGGTGGCGTGATGTCGCTGAGATCGTTGAGGTGGATGTGTGTTCCACCGACCTGTCGAGCGTCGAACGTGATGGATTTGCTAGGGAGTTTCACCCCTTTCCACTCAAGGGTGGGAGTGGCAGTCCAGTAGATGGGGTAGCCCCCAACAGTTGCGGCGAGCAGGACGCCCTCGCGGCCTTGCAGGTCCGTGAGTATGCCATCGACGATCGCGGCGGTTACTGCGGCAACGGTTACGGATGCGGTCGGATCCCCTGCGGGCAGGTACCCGTTGCTACCGAGTCGCGGGGTGAATGTCACCTTTCCCTTTGGGTATACGACGTCGGGGTTCGAGTCGTCGTCAACGACGCCGTCATCGACTATGTGCGACCAGAGACCGGTCACGGTCACGAAGGTGACATCATCAGCCATCAGTCCTCAGCCTCCTCATGGCGAGCGATTACGGAGTTCAATTGGGCGGCCGCCGCAGTCCAGTTCTCGTCCCACTGGGCGAACCATGGTCCGTCCCAGGGCATCAGGTAGAGAGCGTCGTCGGTAGGCGGCTCGAAGGTGTCGGTGATGAGGTAGGCGTCGGTGGCCGCGTCGTGCCACCAGTAGGTTCCTTCGCCGGCGGCGTAGAAGTGAGCGAGATTGCTGGGTTCGATCATGATCCCGCCGCCTCGCCCAGTGCTGAGCTGTCGACGGTGACGCCTGCCCAGGGGATGCAGTCGTTCCTGCGGTTCAGTGACGCGAGGGTCACCGTCGACGGGATGGAGCCGACGTTGTTGGGTGTGCGGTAGTACCAGGCGTCGAGCAGCTGACCCGGGCGTGCCGCGTCACCGGCCTGAGGTTTGCAGGCGTACGTGCGGGCCTTCTGCACGAGACCGGGTGCGATCTGCTGGTGAGCCACGAAAAGGATCTGTCCGGGTGTGCAGATCTGGTCGATGCCGAGGTCGACTCCGACCTCTCGCAGCGAGTTGGTGTTCGCCACCCCGTCCTTGATGTTGCCGCTGTCCCAGACCTTTTCGATGGACAGTGTCGCGGGGTTATACACGCAGAGTGCCATGTAGTACGCCTCGATCGAGAAGATGTTCGCATCGTTGCCGACTCGCCAGCGCAGCTTCTTCACCACGCCGCGGCGATCGACGATGATCGGGGTGTAGTCGACCGGCGCGAGGCTTGACGTCAGGCTCGTAGGGGTCGACGGTTTGTACGTGGCCGGAGCCGGACTCAGCGACACCGTTGTCTGCGACGTCGATCCGGACACGTTACCGGTCGTCGTGGACGCCGACAGTGAGCCTGAGGAGTGGTTGTGCGAGCTCGCAACCCACCGCACCAGGTCGTCGCGCGAGCACGACACCATGTCGTTGATGTCGGCGACGTACGCGGGAGTGACCGGCGAGGTGGGTACGACCGATTCCAGATCGGTGATCGCTGCCTGCACCTCTTCGAGCTCGTAGCGGGTGCCCAGCCCACCGAAGATCGCTTGGGCACGCTCGACCAGCGATGTCCCGTCCTTCGGTTGCTGTGGTGGTGGCACCGCGATGCTCGGCGCCGACCGGGCAGGGATGACGGTCGTCGACGACAACCGGTCGACCGGCGGGACCGGTTGGGGCTGGTAGTAGCGGTCACGCGCCTGCGGTGGGGCCATCAGACCGACACCCGCATCAGACGAACCCGCAACTGGGCCTTCGTGTTCCGGATAGACCACGACTTCAGGTTGCCGGCGACCTTCACCGCGGACACGTACAGCGTGACGGCGGTACCCGCGGCGATCACACCCTCCGATGCGGCGGGGGTGAGATCAACCTCGGAGTGTGCGCGGAACGCGACCTCACGGAACCCTTCGCCGTCCTGGCCCTTGCCGTAGCCGACGATCGGGCCGTTGGTGGCATTGATGGTGCGGATCTCCATATCGATCTGCGTACCGGTCGACGACGACACGTCCACACCGCCGACGAAGTCGAACCGGTAGGGCCACGGCTTGGCCGGAATGTTCAGCGAGAACAGCAGATGCGTGGTGTCGGTGGGGGTCTTGGTGACGGTCGGGAACCCGCCGGGGCCGACGACGTACTCCTCGGTGACGAACTGGCCCGGCCGCCACACGAGCTTCGAGTCGCTCGACCGGAACGTGAGGACATCGCCGTTCGTCGGGGTGGAACCGGTGGCAACGTCGACCGAGGTGAGGATCGACCCCGACGGCCCGGGCGGACCCGGCTCACCTTGGGGCATCTCGGGCAGGTCGAGGCCGACCGCATACGAGCCAGCCGAACCCGATACGCGCACCCCGTACCCGCCGGCGACCGGGTCACCGTCGATGGTGAGGGTGCCGGCCTGCAACGACGGCGGCGGCCCCACCGGGCCGGGAGTGCCGTACACGCCGTGGTAGACGATGAACATCGCCCCGGTCCACACGTACTGGTCGTTGGTGTCGGTGTTGCGATACGCCCAGTTCGTCTGATCGGCGCCGAGGACGAGCGCGAGCGCGTTCAGCTGCGCGGTGGTGCGCTCGCCCTGGTGAATCGCGCCGGGCGGGCCGGGCGGGCCCGGATCACCCTGATAGGCGGGCAACCCCATCACGGCACGCTCGGCGGCACCGTCCTGGCGGCGCCGCACGTGCAGATACGTGTCGGTCATCGGTGGGGCGCCGGCGGGCTGCGGGATCCCGAAGATCTCCAGCTCGACACCGATGCGTTCGATCGGATCGTCAGCCATGGGTGGCCCTCACTTTCTCGCGCAGCATCTTCCACGCCTGGTCGGGGTTTTCGCCGAGCACCGAGATACCGGTGACGCGGTGGATCATGCGGGTGACCTCGCCCGCCACGGTTTCGACCTGCACGTCCCCGAGGTCGGGGGTCGACTCCCAATGCCCGAGCGGCACATAGTCACCGTGCTCGCCCGAGTAGACGAGGTCGCGCGTGTAGTTGCAGACCGCCTGCGCGACAAGAGTGCTCAGCGGGTCGGGGATCGGGGCGAACTGGCCGTTGGACAGCGGCGCGTTCGACAGGAACTTGCCGAGCCGCAGCACCGACGGGTCATCGAGCGCATACGGTTCCGGGATGGCCGGTGTCGACCCGGTCATGCAACTCTCTCGATCATGCGGGCCAGCCGGGTGGCGTGGCCGTGACGGGCGTAATCCTGGCTGTGCTGGGTGCCGAACACGTAGCGGTTCGCCGCGCGCAGCGACCCGAGGATGTCGGGATGCTGCCACCATTCCTGCGGGCCGTCGGTCACCTTGTCGGTCACGTCGTCGAGCCAGCGCCGTGCAGAGGGCAGGTCGCGCACCGACATCCATTCGGTGAGGTCCCACACCGAGCGCAGCGGCGCGTTCACCTCGATGTCGGCGATCGGATCGCCAGGCACCCACACCGACAGCAGCGGCAGCCCGTCGGGCAGTTTCAGGCGTTGCGCGATGCCGCCGCGACCGTGGTGGGTGGGTTCGTGCGGGTTGCCCATGCCGGCGAGGGCACGCACGTTCTCGCGTAGCTCGGGACGGCGCTGCAGCACCTCGCGCACGAACCGGTAGCCGACGATGAATCCCTGCGAGTAGCAGGCGATCACGATCGGGCCGGTCGTCGCCTCGACGGCGCGGGTCAGGTTGCGCACACCTTGGGCGATCGACTCCGCCGCCGACATGTCGCGCAGGCCGGTCGCCGGGCCGAACATGGCCGGATAGTCGACGTAGCGGAAGTCGAACCCGGGCCGCAGCGACCGCTTCAGCGATTCGGCTGCCGAGGACCGGGCGCCCGGCTTCGACCAGGTCCCATCGACCATCAACACCGTGGCGCTCATCCGCGGCCTGCCCACTCGCGCAGCGCATCCGCCCAGACCCGCCGCTGGGTGCGGACATCGCCGTTCTCCGCCCGCGCCTTACGACCCTCCCCTTGGATGCGTCCGAGCATCCACCACAGCACCACTACTGCCAGCGCGCCGCCGATGTAGATCGCGATGCGGAAATACTGCCGCCCCGGATATTCCGACTCGGTCAGCACCGACGCTGAGACCTGCAGGACGACCAGCGTCCACAACACCGACTTCAGTGCATAGATCTTCCCGATCTCGGTCGACCACCACGGCGAACGCAGGATGTACTGAGCGGTGAACCCGAACTGGCCGAGGGCGAGCACGCACAGTGCGATGTCGGCTACCGCTTTGACGCTCACCGAGCACCACCGAAGGCGGCGCGAAGCGCGTCAGCAAATCCGTTCTGCAGTAGTTCCCTGTGCAACGTGTCCTCCACTCGTCGTGCCCGCGCGTCCAGCTGCTCCGCCTCTTCCCGACGGATCGCTGATTCGCGCAGACTGCGCTCGGACTCGTCGGCCCGAGCGCGCGCTTCTCGAATTTCCTTCTGCCACCAGAGCTTCATGTCGCACGCTCCTCGGCGAGTTGCCGGATGGCCGTGACCATCGCTTGCTGTACTTCGGCGGCTACCGTCGATCTGGCTGCGGCGTCAGCGAACTTCGCGATCGACTTGCCGTCCTCGACCGAACGGTCCTGCAGCGCAGTCAGTTCGCGGTCCTTCTGTGCGACGATCTCGCGGTGATGGACGCCGAACATGATCCAACCCTTCACCAGCGCGATCATCAGGGCGGTGACCGCGACGATCAGGAACGTCACGATGCCGACCCCGTTCCATGCGGCCGGGGACAGATAGTTCACTACTCGACCGTTCCGCTGGGCAGCGCGACGAGACTCGGGGATCCCTTCGGCCCGATGGGCAGCGATGCGACCGAGGTGACCAGCGAGATCAGTGCGGCGGTGCCGGCGAACCCGGCGACCGCGGACCAGTCGATCGACGCGAACGTCACCGCGTGCTCGGCGTCGATGACCGCGGGGATGGCGCCCACGACCGTCGCGATGAACGTGCGTCCGGCGCGAATCAGGGCTTCGACGTAGGGATTCGCCGATACCAGCCGGGCGTCGACGAGCGCGAGCAGCACGGTGGCGAGGGTCGCGAGTGCCGCGGACTGCAACGCGGTAGGCCAGGCGATCGACACAACCGAGACACCGGCAACGAGGAACAGCGCCAGGTTCTGCGCGAATGTCTTGACGGCACGCTCAGCGACGTCCTGGACGAACGCGACGAACCCCTGGGTGGTGGCTGCAGACATGGTCAGATCTCCTTCTTCTCGATGGGGTTCTTGACGATTCCCAGCGGGTCGTTGAACCCGGAGATGCCGAGCGCGGTGCCGATGGCGGCGAGCGCGTCGACGACGGTGCGGTTGCCGAGCTGCGGCCAGCCGGGGAACGACTTGTCGATGTCGACGACCTTGCGGCCGTCGGGCAGCGTCTTGTAGACGAGGTCGCGGGCGCCAACGAGCTGCTCGCGGTTGTCCTTGGTGTCCGACCCGATCGGGCCGTTGAATGCCGCGGTGAACGCGTTGATCTTCTCGACGTCTGTGGTGGCCATGGTGGTTCCTCCGATTCCGAACAGGGTCTTCAGTTGTGGGATGGACAGGTCGGTGTAGTTGGCGTCGCACGCACCGAACGGAGCGCACGGCACGCGGTCGGAGTACTGGTGCGCGAACCGATTCGGGTAGGTGTATGAGTTCCCGGGGGTGCCGGTGTAGTGCGGCACGACCAGCGGAACGTTCCCGCGGGTCTGCCACAGCGCCGGGTCGGACTTCGGGTTGTAGTAACCGATGACTCTGCCGCCCAGCCAGTCACGGACACGCGCGATTTCGTCGTTGATCTCGACACTGTGGTCGCGGTTGGGGATGGCCCCCTGCGACGATCCGGATCCCGATTCGACGTCGACCATGCACACGATGCGCGGGTCGATCTTCCCGCCGCGGGTGACGACCTCGCGCCACAGGTCGCAGTTCGCCGCGCCCGGGCGGAAGAAGTAGTACGGGATCACAATGTCGAGGCGACCGTCGGCGAGCGCCTTCAGCGCCCAGGTCAGGTTCGCGTCGGCGTTGCGGTCGCGCTGGTCGCCGCTGTTGGTGCGGAACGAGAACACCCGGTGCGGGTAGGTGTTGTCGACGACGCGTTGGAACTGCGAGACGTCGGCCCAGTAGGTGCCCATCAGCGGTTCACCACCCGGTCGAGCACCGCGGCCAGGCCATCGACGAACGTGCGGTTACCGAGCTGCGCCCAGCCGTCGAACTCGCCGGCGTCGCGGGAACCGGCGCCGCACAGCTGCTCGCGGTTGTCCTTCGTGTCGGACCCGATCGGCGTCATGAACGCCTGCGTGAACGCGTTCACTCGGGCCGCGTCGATCGCGGTCTTACCGACCGTGCCCTTCAGCCGGCCGTCGACGATGCGGCGCTGCACGAACTCGGCCAGCCGCTGCGAGGCGCCGTCGCCGGACGCGGTGCCGGCGTTGAGCTGAAAGTGCATCTCATCCTTGCGGGACCAGTCGGCACCCCAGAAGATGATGCCCTCGAACTCGGCGAGGCCACGGCGGATGGCGGCCACCCGGTCGGGGAACACGCGCGCCATCCGATCGCCACCCCACGGATACTGCGGGGCGTTGATGTCGAGAGCGGTGCCGGACAGGTGATTCGACGTCGACACGTCATTGGTGTTCGACCAGCCCCACGTCGGCGAGGTGATCTCGCCGGGCACGTTCTGGTCGTACCAGTGCGCCCACGCCGACAGGGCTTCGGCGGCGTAGCCGCGACGCACCGGCGCGGTGTCCATGAACGCCAGTCCCTGGATCAGCACGCATTCGTCGCGGTTGACCATGCGCCACCCGTTCTCAGAGTGCGTGTTGCCGTACGCAGTTCGGAAACTCATGTACTCGTCCTCTCACTCGCTCAGTGCTGCTCGGGTCAGCCAGGTACCGAATCGGCGGATCTTCCCGAGCGCGATCGAGCCGGGTTCGCGTTCGGCGTCGGGCCGGCCGATCTGCAGCGTCAACTTGCCGCGCGCGCCGCGGCTGTCCTCGTAGGTGATCTCTTCGAGGTACTCGACCTCGACGCGGCCGTCGGCCATCTGCACGCCGACGAGGTCGCCGAGCTGTAGGTCTTTCCCGATGTAGTACGGGGTGCCGTTCTGCACCGAGATCGCGTGCGAGATGTATGGTCTGGTCGCCCAGTGCGCCGACTTCATCCCGGACAGCGTTTCCATCGACAAGCCGGTCGACGAGCTCTCGGCGAATGTCTCGCGGAATCGCCACGGCCCGGCCTCGTTGGCGCGTTGGATGTCTTCGCTGGTGTGGAACGCCATGATGGTGTCTTTGACGACACCCTCGAACGCGCCCAGCTGCAGGTTCGACAGGAACGGCAGCAGCGGTGCCGCCGCACCGCCGGTCGCCGCGACCAGCGCGACGCCGATCGCCGCACCGGCCGCCGAGAGCAGCATGTTCGCGCCGGTGACCAGCAGCGTGTTGACCCACTCGGGCGACTTGCCGCCAGCGGTCACCCGCGACGCCATCGCCAGATGGGTGGTCTGCTCGTATTCGTCGGCGGGCGAGTACTTCCCGGTCGTGTAGACCGCGATCGGCTTGTTCGCGATCGTGCCCTGCACCTTGTCGAGGTACTCCTGGTAGCGGTCGTCGCCCAGGATCGGGTACAGCACCCAGCCGAGCAGGTCGGTGCCCATCTCGATACCGGTGCGGAAGAACCCGTCGAGCAGGGTGCCGGTCCAGCCGACCGGCTGGCCCTTCTCGACGAAGTCGAAGATCAGCTTCGGCCGGTCGAGGTGGATGAACTCGGGGAACGGCTGCTCGTCGACGTCGGGGTCGAAGAACTGGTAGACGATCTGCAGGTCGTTGGCCTGGGCCACCTCGGTGAACGCGGTCAGCGCCTCGTCCATCCGCCACGACGCGAAGTCCCACTTGGTGGTGTCGCCGAGCACCTTGTTGCGCGGGTTGACCATCATCGGGTGCATCGCGTTCTTCACGATGTTCCACGTGTCCGGTGCGAACAGGTTGCCCGTCGGGATGGAGAACAGGTTGCCCTGCAGCCGAACCAGATTCGCCGCCAACGGCAGCGCACACATGGTGGCCGACGGCCCGGTCCCGAACCAGTACTTGATCGGCTGGAACTCTGCGGGCAGCCAGGGGCATGGCCACAGCCGGATCCACGACAGATGCTCCAAGGCGCCAACGGCTTCGACCTCGTAGTAGCGTTTCAGCCCCTTGCGTGCCCGGGTGAACTTCGTGATGAACCACAACGTCGTGTAGCCGGGGAGGCGCACCACGATCGGGCGCACCGTCGCCTTCGGTTGCCCGTCGAAGTAGTCGGCATAGTGGTCGTCGACTGGCAGCAGCATCGTCAGCCCGCCGGCTGCGGACTTCTTGTCGGTGAACTTCAGTTCCTGGTAGTCACCCGAGATCGACCAGACCGCCATGTCTTTCGTGCGGAGCTCGACGACCGCCTTCGGGTTCTTGTAGACGTCCCGCTCGGCCTGTTCCTCCTGGGTGAGCGTCGCGAACGCACCGCGGACGCCGCTCACAGCAGCCCCTCGAACTGCTGCGCGCAGATCACCCACAACTCGGTGTTGGCGTTGCCGCCGGTGACGGTGATGTCGACGCGGGTCACCTCGTTCTCGGGAACGGGGTGGGCGTACTTGCGGCCCTTCATCAGCGGCCATAGGTTGCGGCCGGTCTTGGCCGAACGGATCGTCGGGCGTGCCTCGTCGGTGTTGATCAGGATCGTCTCGTCGGCGAGCACGGTGAACGGGTGGTCGACGTCGTTGCCGGCGTAGCGCAGCCGCAGGCGGCCCGGACCGCGGAACGCGAATTGCGGCCACGCGTGCCACAGCGGGCCCGGGTAGGTCGCTACCTGCCCGACACCGGTGTTGGCGGTGTTGCGCCATGAGTCGGCGTGATCGGCGGCGCGGGGGATCGGGTGCTCGACGATGAGCATCAACTCGAAGTTCGCCGATGAGGTGCGACTCGGGTCGAACGGAAACGTCGGCTTCAGATATCCGAGGCGCGCCGCGATCCACCGCCACCCGGTCGAGTTGGTGTAGACCAGCAGCCACCCGACCTCGTGGCGGCGGATCAGGGTACGAAGGTGCTCGACGCGGCGGCGGAAGTCGTCGGGGTTGGCGCCGAGGATGAACAGCGGCACATCGAGTTCGGCGTGATCGAGGGTCTCGCCGACGTAGTCCTCGCCCCATTGCCGGGCCGCGGCGTCGAACAGCGCCTTCACATCGAGGTGCCCGATACCGTCGATACCGCCGGTCGACAGCCACGGCCCGAGCTCGGGCGGGGAGGTGCGTTTGCCACCCGACAGTCGCACCCGCTCGCCCTTCGGCGACATCCACTCGATGATCGTGTGCTCGGTCAGCACAGCACTGTTCTTCACCAGCCACCCACCAGTTGTTCGGAGCGGGTCGCGCGGCGAACCTCGCGCCCGGTCTTGCGTGCGGCTTCGTCCGGGTCGTGGGTGTACTGCTTCTCGATGACCACCAGCGGCCCACCGGCACGCCCAGCCGTCGACTGCCCGTCATCGGGATCGCTGGGTGCGCGGCCAGTCGAGCGCATGACGCTCGCACCGAGGTCGGCGACCGACTTGAACTCGCTCGCCGACGGCAGAGATTCGAGCATCGCGTCGATCGACGCCCACTGCGCGCCGTTCAGGATCGGTTCGGGCCGCTTCGAGAGGTTGAGCGCCAGGCCGCCCGGCTTCAGCCAGCCACCCTGGTCGTAGATGCCGAACTTGTCGACGAGCTCGGTCGCCCGGCCCATCTTCTGCGCGTACTTTCCCGGGAACGCGCTGCGCTGCACCGCTTGTGCCGCGGCACCCATGTCCATCGTTTCCCAGCCCGGCACCTTGACCAGCGCGTTGTAGAACGAGGCCGCTGAACGGTGCGGGTCCATCCGGTCCGCCACGCTGCCCCAGCCGGATGAGCGCTGTTGGAACAGACCGATCGAGTCGTGGTCGGACCCGACAGCGTCGTGCGGGAATTTCAGCGACTCGGGCACCGCGTTGTTGGCCCACATCTTCATCGGGTCGCCGGACTCGACGAGACCCGTTGCGACACCGATGATCGCGGCACGCTTCGGCAGGTTCATCTTTTTCGCCTGGTCGGCGATCGCCCACGGGTATTTGTCGGCACCCTCGGGCTCGAAGTCGGGCATCTTCGTCGTCGACGGGGACTCGCCCGATTCGACACCCGAACCGTCGCCGTAGACCGGATCCGTCGCACCACCCGAGGTGCCGGCGGCGCCAGCAGTGCTCGACGTGGTGGCGTCCTGCGGCTGGAGGAGACCCGACACCGCCTCGAACAGCCGGCCGAACCCGAAGAAGTCGGCGGTGTCCTTGGCCATCGACTCGACCGCAACCTTCGGGGTGTCCCGGATCGTCTCAGCAGACGCCCGGTAGCCCTCGGCGCGGGCGGCGCTGTCTTCGAGGGCCTTTCGCTCGGCGTCGTGCCGCTTCTGCACGTTCGCGAGCTGCTGACCCGACAGGCCCTTGATCTCGTTCTCGTGCCGGGCGGTCATCTCGTCGGAGAGCTTCTGCTGCCGGGTGCCGATCTCCTCGGGCGACTGACCGCTGAAGACGGCGCGGAACGCCTCCATCATCGCCTTCACGTTGTCGAGCTGCTCCCAGTTCAACACCGCCTCAGGCTTGCCAGTTTCGTTGCGCACCAACGACAGACCCTTGGGCAGGTAACCGCCCTGATCACGGAACAGTCCGCCGATCGACCGAATCGGTGCGGTGACGACGTTCGTGACGACCTTCGTGATGTCCTTCGCCTTGTCGTAGGCGTCGGCGAGTTTGTCGCCGAGCTTCCCGGCGAGGCTGAACGCGGTGTCGATCGCCTTCGTCTTCGTGATGTCGAGGGCCTTGCCCGGGATGTTCAGCCACTCGGGCGGCGCGGAACCGATGATCGACGCCATGCCCTGCTTGATCGGGTTGATCGCCTTATCGAGGATCTCGCTGATCTTCTTCTTGATGATGTTGAGCTTGTCGGCGTCGGACAGGCCGTCGTAGCCGACGAGACCGCCCGGCACCTTGTTCGGGTCGACGTTCTGCTCTTTCCACCACGAATGCACGTGATCCATGTGGTTCTGCGTCGGCGATCCGCGGTCCTCCATCGGCTCACCCTTGGGGTTGCCCTGCGGCCGCCATCGCTGCTGCCAGATCGTGTGCTCGATCGGGAACTTCTTCGAGTTGGCGTGCACCCAGCCGTTGACCTCGTCGCCGGTCTTGGCGTTCGGGACCATGATGTCGAGGGCACGCCCCGACGGGTGCTCGGGGTAGGCGTCCTGCCGGTAGCCGCCGATGTCGGTGATCTGCTTCCACATGCGGAAGATCAGGCGTCGCATCATCACTGCGATCGGCTTCAGTCCACCCTCTCCGGACAGCGGGGCGAGCTTGTCGCCGCCCGAGACCGCGCCGCCCTTCTCGAACCGGGGCAGCGGGCCACCCTCGGATGCCGAACCGACGCCGCCGGGCGTCCAGGTGAACGGACGGCCGGATTCGACCATGCTGCGCATCCGGTACATCGCGGAGTGTCCGCCGGCACGCCGGACGTCGCGCACGTTCCACACGTGCTCGTCGGGCATCATCAGCGCGTGCACGGAGTCCTTGCCGCGCTGGGCACCTCGACCCATCGGGACCGGGCCGCCGTCGGCGAATTTGACCTCGGCCAACGGCTGCATTGGGTTCAGCCCGGGCAGGAACTTTGCGATCGTGTTCCACGCCGGCAGCAGGCCCTTGTTCCACACGGTGCCGATGACGAAGTTGATCGGTTTCGCCACGAAACTCTTGATCTTGTCCCAGGCCTTGCCGATTCCGTCGACGACGGTCTCGAAGACCGTCTTGATCGTCTCTATGCCGCGTTTGAACGCGTCCCACGCCGGCATGATGATGTTGTCGACGACCCACGCAATGCCCTTGCCGAGCGCGTCCCACGTCGGCTTGATGATCGAGTTCCACAGCCACTTCACGGCGTTGCCGATGACGTCGAGTCCGCGTTTGAACGCGTCCCAGGCGGGTTTGATCAGTGTGTTCCAGGCCCAGCTGATCACGGCGCCGATGGCGCGGAACGCCGGCATGGTGATCGTGCGCCAGAACCACATCACGACCGCGCCGACCACACCGAACAGCAGCATCCAACCGTTGAAGATGAACTTCACGACGTTCCACACGACGCCGATTACGGCCTTGATCGCATTGAACGCGGGGGTGATGATGCTGCGCCACAACCACATCACCACGGGTCCGATGACGTTGCGGAAGATCATCGACCAGGCGGTGAAGTAGGCCTTGATGATCGTCCACGCGACACCGATCGCGGCTTTGATGCCGTTCCAGACCGGGGTGATGATGGTGCGCCACAGCCACATCGCGACCGCACCGATGGCGCGGAACGCGGTCATCATGGCGGGCCACACCGTGTTCTGCAGCCACGACCACACGGCGCCGACAGCAGCCTTGATCCCGCCCCACGCGGCGGCCCAGATCTTGCGGCCGACCTCGGTCTTGGTGAAAAACAGCACGAGCGCGGCGACGAGCGCGCCGATGGCGACGACGATCCACGTGATCGGTGACGTTGCGACCGCGAGGGCCGCACCGAACAGGGTTGTGGCGACGGTGCCCGCGATCGTCGCGACCCGGTGCGCGGCCAGCGCAATCATGTTGCCGCGCAGGCCGGCGGTGCTGCGGCCGGTCGCCGCGTAGAACACGCCCTGCGCCACGGAGGCGACCGCCATCACCGCGTTGTAGAGCGTCATGGCCATCGTGATGGCCTTGACTGTGACGGCGAGCGTGAGCAGGATCGGCGCCATCGGGCCGAGGTGGGACATGACGGTCGCGATGTGCGGCGCCATGACCGACAGGATCGTGGCCCACGGCGAGAAGGCGTGCACGATGCCGGGGATGATCGGCGACAGGTTCGTCAGCGCCTGGCCGAGCGCAGGCATCAGCCGTTCGGCCATCTGCACCAGGCCTGGCGTCGCCTGCCGGATGGCGTCACCCATCGACTTCAGGCCGGGCGCGAGACCGGCCGCCGAGGTGCGGCCGAGCTGCATGAACGCCGAGATCAGCGGTCCCATCACCGCGGTGACGTTCTGGATGATCTGTTTGACCTGGTTGAACGCGTCGACGAAGAACGTCTTGATCCGGCCGGATTTCTGGGCCTGAATGAGCGTGTCCGAGAGTGCCTTGGCGCCGTCGGTGGCGCCGGCAACCATCGGGGCGAACGCCTCCCCGGCGCCAGCGGCGATCGCGGCGAGACCGGGCACGATACCGCCGAGCGCGGTGCCGGCCTGCGCGGCCATCGTCGACGACGTGCGTAGCCACGACGACATGATCGGGATGCCCTGTGCCGAGGTCAGCCAGTCAGCGACGCCCTTGGCGCCGCGGTTGAACCCGGCGTTGACGGTGTTCATCGCGCCGCCGATGCGCGGCAGCCAGGTATCGGCGAGACCCTGAAGACGTTCCGGCAGACCGGCGAACAGGGTGTCCTGGCCGCCGCGCTGGATGGCGTCCCAGGCGGGCTTGATGCCCATCGCGGTCTCGACGAAGTTGCGGGCGTTCGCCGACAGCTTCGCCAGGGCCTCTGCCTGCTTGTCGACGCCGCCCGAGGTGCCCGAGTCCTTCGGGTTGCGCGCCTCGTTGAGCTCCTCCTGGGCGTCCTTGGTCTCCTGGGTGGCGTCGCGTAGCCGCTTCTGTGCCTCGACGACCTCGTCGGCCTTGTTCACGCCCTTCGCGCGGGTGTCGGCGGCCTCCTTCGACAGATCGCGGTTGTCGCGCTGCACCTCGGCCAGCCGCAACTCGGCGTCCTGCACGGCGAGGACGGCGCGTTCGCGGTCGATGCCGGACTCGAATCCACCCTTGGCGAGGTCGCGGCGTGCCTCGCGCAGCGACAGCTGGGCGTCCTTTTCGCTCAACGCGGCACCTCGAAGCTGAAGGTCGAGGTCGCGGAGCTTCTTTCGTGCGTCGTCGCGCGCGCGGGCGACGTCTTTCTGGGCGTCCTTCTCAGCCTCTACGGACTTCGCGAGGTTGCGCTGGGCGCGTTCGATGTTCTTGGTGTTGTCGACGGCCTTCGCGGCGCCACCGCCGGCCGAGGTACCCATCTCCTTGAATGCGTCGCCGACGCCGAACAGACCGGCCTTCAGGCTGCCGAGGGCGGCGCCGAGCGCGGACACTCCCGCGATACCGATCCCGCCGGCGGCCGAACCGACCGTGGCGATCGCGGCACCGAGCGCGGCGAGCGCCGGTGCGGCGGTGCTCGCGATGCCGATGAGCGCGGCCAGACCGACGGTCAGCGCGCCGATGATGCGAGAAATCCGATTGATGCGGCCGATGGTGCGGACAGCCGCGGAGAACACGAGGACCGCGGCCGCCGCGCGGGCGACGTCACGCGCGAGCCGACTTGCCAGGGACGCCACCACTTTCAGCCATCCGGCGAGTTTCCCGAGACCGGCCGCGCCGAGCGCCTGCATCGCGGTCGCACCGACGAGCACACTGCCCGCGAAGTGCCGCATCATGCGTGACGCCCACCCGATCACGGTCGCCGCGGTCCCGACGTGGCGCACCATCGCGGTGATCGACCCGTTGACCAGCGCGACGGTCGCGATCATGCCCTTCAGGCCCGACCGCATACCCGAGACGAATCCGTGGCCGTAGCGGCGGCCGTGCTGGTCGCCGACTTCGTGATAGTCCACATCGTGCAGGCCCGCGTTGATCCCGGCTGCGCCCTCGCTGCCAGCGCCACGGCCGATCGCACGCATCTGCGCGGCGAGCTTCGCCATGCGCGCCTTCACTGAGTTCACGCCGATGTCGCCCCGGGATAGCCCGTGGTCGATGCCCTGAGCAGCTGACCGGCCGGACTCTCGGCCCCCGCGACTGAACTCCCGGTCCATCGCCGACGTTGCGGCGCGCGCCGCGCCGGACGCCTCTTTCACCAGGGTGGCGGTGAAGCCCTTCGCGGACGGCGCGACGGGCACGTAGATGACATCATCTGCCAACGGGATCCACCTCCACTCTGAGCGCGAGAAACGCAACGACCTCCGAAAGCTGTTGCTGTCGGGGGTCGTTGGTGTTTACAGACTGTCGAGGAACGACATGACTTCTTCGGACGAGTGATCGCCTCGGCTACCGAACTGTTTCGGCGCGTCCTCATCGACGTCGATCCACGGGTACTTCGGGTGCTCTTTGGGCACCTTGACCTTGGGTTTGCCGAGCCGGTTGGAGATGCTGGCCGTCTGGATCTGCATGAGACGCACCAGCATCCACAACATCTGCTCGTTCCATCCCCACCGCTGCCCGTCGCTGCGGGCCTGGTCGATCGCGGTGACTCCTTGCGGCAGGTTCTCGATCAGCACCCGCAACTTGCGCAGCGTGATCTCGCCGCGGTGGAACCGGGCGAGCACACCGATACCCCGGGCCGGATCGCACAGCCCGGGGTAGGTGGCGTCTAACGCTGCTTCGACTTCTTCGGCTCCGCGCGGCGCGATGAGCGATTCCGCCGAGTAGGGTTTCCCTGCAGCTCGTCGCGAATCTTCTTGCTGTAGTCAGTGAATGCCTGGTTGAACATCCACGACTCACCGCCGGCGGCCAGGAACTCCTCGTACTGGGTTTCACCCATGTACCAGGCGGCGACGTCGACGTCGGCGGTCAGCGGGTCCAGTTGTTCCTTTTCCGCGTCGGTGAGGAACTGCGGTTCGCGCACCACCCAGTCGCGGCCCTTGAACTTGAAGGCGAACGTGTCGCCGTCGGTCTTCTCGAACGTCTGGTCGTCGAAGTCGAACTTGTAGACCTGGACGTCGTCCTTGGCACGTGCCTCCTCGCGCTGCGCGAGGAACTTGTCGAGATCAATGTCAGCCATGGCAGGCCCCTTTCAGTTCGGCAGGTCCAGTGGTGGTGCAAGGGTGCGGGGTGGGGCGGACCTGCCAGGGAAACTCCCCGCCCCGCACCCGTCTGTGGGACGCGCTACGGCGTCTCGGGCGGGGTCGGCGGGGTGTAGTCGTCGATGCCGGTGGTGTCCCAGCCCTCCATGAAGATGCGGCGCGAGGACAGTTCCTTGCCCTCGGGTGCGTCGAGGCCCGGGAAACCGGTGACCGTGACGTTGTAGCCGATCATCTCGTCGGACTTGTAGGTGATCTCGCCGCGCTCGGTGACCTGGGCGGCGGCGAGGCAGGTGCGGCGGGCGCGCGACCCGTCGACGACGGTGAGCACCAGCTTGTGCTGCTTCACATCGGGCTTGCCCGACTCGTCGAAGAACACCGAACCATCGGCATTCTTGAACATGTCGTCGATCGAGACGCCGTAGTAGAACCCGGCGGTCGCCAGGGTCGACTGCCACAGCGTGAACTCGAACGTGACCACGCTCTTGGTGATCTCGTAACGGATCGCCGAGTTCTCCTGCCAGGGCACGAACTCCTGGTTGTCCTCGTCGCGGCCCTCGGTGACGCCGTCGTCGGAGATGTAGCCGAGGTTGGTGTATCCGCCGGCGCCGCTGGTGGGCAGGTTGCTCATGTCGTGCGGGAGCACCGCACTTTCGAGCGACCCGATGTCGATGCGTCCGGTGACGCCGACCCGGGCGGCTTCTGCCTTGAACCCGTCAATGGTTGGGACTGCCATCACGTCCTCCTCAGTTCTGCGTGTAGGCATGTGGAGCAGCCCCTACGGGAGGGGTCTGCGGTTACTGGTCCTGGCAGGTCCGGTCTTGGGGGCGCTTGCGCGCCGGATCAGGCTGTGCCGCGGCCGATCTCGAATGCGTACTCGCCGTGCTCGCGCTTGATCTTCGTGTTCCAGTCGGTGGCCCGGGCGAACGCCGAGTTCTCGATGACGCGGCGAATCTCGATGTCGTCGCGGTAGACCAGGGAGAACAGGATGCCGCGGACTCGGCGCGCGTACTCGCGGGACTGCTCGCGCGTCTTGCCCAGGATGTAGAAGTCGGCGACGAACACATCGGTGAGCGGGCCGCCGCCGGCCTGCCACGGCAGATGCTTCGACCCGCCGGGAATGTCCTGCACCAGCACGACCGGCAGCCGCTGATCGAGCGCAGTCTGCGCGGGCAGGGTGTCACCGACGTATGCCAGCGGCAACCCGGTGTTGAGTGCCCCGATGATCTTCTCCAGCGGGTCGGGGAAACCGTTGTCGCTCATCGCGAGCCGACAGCCCTTCGCAGCGTGCGGCGGCGGACGGTGCTGGTGTTGCCGTGTTCGCCGTCGACGTCGTTGCTCTCGACGTGCACCACGAAACGACCGTTGGGCATCGTGTGCTCGGACAGGGTGATGTCGGCGCGGCCGTCGTTCTCGGCCTGGTCGATGCGGATGGCGCGTGCGGCGATCTCGCGGGCGCGTTCGCGAACTCCTCGCCGCACCTTGCTCATTCGGTTGAGCTCGCGGAATACGCGATCGGAGTCGATCCGGACCAGCGGGTCAGCCACGGTTGGCCCCGCGGATTGCGTCGAGCTGGGCCTCGAACGTCTGCTCTGGTGTCGGCGGCGCCGTCGGGGACTCGTCGGTGTCCGGCTTGGCCGGCAGTTGGGCGATCGAACGCACCTGGTCGACCTCGATCGCGATCGTCACGACAGCGCGGCCGCCGTCGACGACCGCCCGGGTGCCGGTACCCGACAGCGGAAACGGCAGATCGGTGCCGTCGAACACGATCACGTCGCGGTTGTAGTCGAGCACGACCTCGCACGGCGTGACGTCACTCATCTTCGCGCGCAATCACTTCGACGTCGGTCGCGAGGACCGGGATGAACACGATCGGGACGTCGAGCTTCGTGCTGACGTTCTCGACCTCCGGTCCGCGTTCCGCGATCATCCACGGGAACTCGACACCGTCGACGAACACCTTGCAGTGCTTGCGGTCGATCGTGATCTTCTGGGCAATGTCGGGCATGGCAGGTCCCTATCCGTTCTTGAACTCGATGGTGAATTCGACGTGGTCGACGCCGGATTCGTGGTCGGGGCTGGGCCACCGCTTGATCTCTCCGACGACGTCGAGGTCCCGGCCTCGGTAGGCGACCCGGTCGGTGGGCTCGACGTCGATGTCGCGACCGGTGGGCGTGCACACCCACAGCACGGTGTGCGTCGCGACGCGGGTGTCGTTGTCGTCGGTCTCGACCACGGCGCGCGGCTGCACCTCGACACCGAACGGCACCGGAATGCGTTGCACGCCATCAGCAGGATCGAACGACAGGAACTCGCCCTCAGGGTTGTACTTGTCGACGATCCGCGCCGGCCGCACGACCACGATCTGTTCGGTGAAGAACTTCATCAGTAGTCGTTACGAGCGAAGTTCCAGCGAGGCTGCGGCTTCGCCGACACCCCGAGCTGCTCCCAGTGGTACGGCGTGAACAGCAGCAGCGCATCAGGATTCGACAGCTTTCCGCCGTGCGTCTTCTCGCCGATGGTCTCGGTGTAGCTCGACAGGCCGGGGATCCGCTCGCGGATCTGGTCGGATTCGAGGACCGACCGCACCACCTGGTAGGACACCAGTCGGGCGTCCGCGGGGTCGGCGTTCGGCGCCTTGCCGCGGATACGGCGTGCCGCCGCGGCGAGAAGCTGCTCGGCGTAGGCGCGCTCGGTGGTGGAGAGGGAACGCCACATCGCGGCGAACTCGTCGACCGTCAGGAACGGGATCGTCCCCTCTCCACTCGTCACGAGAGCGCCTCGATCAGGGCCTGCTTGTCGAGATCATCGGCGTCGGCGGCCGTCCAGCCGCGGGCGACCGCGTACTCGACCCAGACCTTCTTCGTGGCAGTGATCTTCGGGCGTGCGAGGTCACCGGTCGGTTCGGGAACCGGCGCGACGGCCGGTGCCTCGTCGTCGGTGACGACCGCATCGTCGTCGGACACCACGTCGACGGTGTCCGCATCGACGGTGTCCGCATCGACGACCACGATGGCCGGATTCTCCGCGGGTACCGGCGCGATCGCGCCGGCGTCCAGCAGACGAGCCACGTCAGCCTCGTCGAGGCCCGACACGATGTCGCCGCGGCGATGCCGAATCACCTTCAGCGGATAGCCGTGCGCGTCACGCTCGACGACCTGCTCGAACAGCGACGCCGTGAGGACGAAATCAGCCATCGTCAGGCCACCAGCCCGGTCAGCCACAGAGCGGCCTTCGGCTGGTCGAGGCCGATGGCGCGCTTGTGCGAGGCGTCCGAACGCCAGGTCTCACGCGGGCCGCCGTTGGGGCCGCCACCCTCGGGGTAGAGAGCGGTGAACTGCAGGGGGCGGGTGTCGGAGTAGAACCCGACGGTGCCACGCTCCAGCAGCAGCGCCTTGTTGACCGGCCACGTGCGCGACTTGATCACGTTCAGGCCCATCAGCAGACCCGGGATTGCGCCGGTGTAGGCGATCGACTCGTTCGCGACGTTGCCCTGGTAGACCTTCAGGATCTGTTCGTTGTCCATCAGGGTGGCGAGCAGACCGGGGTGCAGCACGATGGTGTCCGGCTCGAAACCGAAGTACTCGTCCTCGGTCGCCTCGTCAGGCGCGGCGGTCGAAATCTGCTCGATCGCCTTCGCGAGGTCGGTGCGCGGCTTGCCCAGCGGGTCGTTCCACGCCTTCGTCACCGCGAGGGTCGGCACCGCTGACGAGGAGAACAGCGCCTTCGCGCCGCGATCGTTGGCGCGGATGAACGTGTTCTTCAGCCCGGTGATCTGCTTGTTGACCGCGTCGATGTTGTTCTCGTCGATCATCTCCTTCGAGACGCGAACGCCCAACGCCTTCTTCGTGGCGTAGGTCGCGCGCGGCTTGCCGAGCTTGCCGGCGGAGACCGGGATCTCACCGAACTCGGCGACGTCCTGCACGTCGTCGTCGAGGAACGTCGGGTCGCCCTCGCGGAAGGCGACGACACCGGCGTCGTTCTTGCCGGCGTTGCGCAGCAGGGCCTCGCTGATGAACTGGTTCTCGATCAGTTCCTTCAGCTTGGTCGGCACCCACAGCGGGTTCTTGACGAGGTCGGAGACGGTGAAACGGTTACCGTCGCTGACACTCACGAGGTTCGTGGCCATGTTGGTCGGTCCTTTCGGGGGTTCAGGTGTCTCAGACGAGACGGATCAGGCCGACGGCCTTGGTGGACACGGTCACACCGGCGGGTTCGGTGCAGATGCCGACGATCGTGCGAGCGTCGGGGGTGGTACCGGCGGGCGTCACGGTGCCGTTGGCGGCGGCGACGAGCTTGTCGCCGAACGCGGCGTTCGCGGCGTAGGTGACCTTGACCTCGGTGCCGGCGTAGGCGACGGCGACGGTCGTCGGGACCGGCACGGCCGAGACGACGGTGCGGCCGAGTGCGTCGGTGGTGTCGGAGCCGGGGAAGTCCTCCGGTGCCAGCGCGTCGTTCAGCGCGACGCCGAGCACCTTGAAACTGCCGGCCGCGGCGACGCCGATGCGGCCGCCGGAACGGGCTTCGACGAGCTGTCCGCCCTTGATGACGACGTCATCGGCCGGGGTGAAGGTCTTCGGACCACCCTGGGTGACCTGAACGATTCCGGGCATGTCAGATGCTCCAATTCTTGTAGGCCGGGTCCTCGCGGACGTCGGAGATGTCGGCAGGTTCCGTGGAGTGGCCGAGCTCGCTGACCGGGACGGCCGAGTTCGGTGCCATCGAGGCGAGCAGCTCGGCTGCCGACTCGGGGTTCTGGTCGAACGATTTGCGCCAGGTTTCCTTGTGGGCCGGGGTGATCCGGCCCTCGGAGATCGCCGAGTTCAGGCGCTGCTCGATGCTCGCCTTGCGCTCGTTCTCCAGGTGCTCGGCGAACCGTGCGCTGTTCTGTTCGAGGGTGGCCAGACGGCCGGCGTCGATGGCGACAACGCCATCAGGCAGACCGGCACCGGCCGACGCGGCGGCCTGCTGGCCGTCGGGGGTGCCGGCCGACGTGTCGGTGGTCTCCTCGTTCGCCTTCTGCGCGGTTTCCTCGGCGGCCGCGATGATGCCGTCGATGTCGACGTCGTCCGCGACCCCGAGAGCGGTGCGGAGGGCCGCCAGCTGTTCGTTCGTGATCTCCACGCCCGAACCTCCTTCGGTGGGTTCCCCGTCCGCTGCCGCGGCGGGCTTCGACACCTCGGCCGGACGGCCGGGGCGGGATTCGGCACGCGAGGCGAACCGAACGACTCGTGCGGACGCGGCGACCTGCTCGGCCTCGCCGTCCTCGGGAGTGACGGTGACCGGCGTCGAATCGACGTACTCGACGGTCACCTTCACCGGCTCGCCGAACGTCACCTCGCTGTCGGTGACCGAGAACGGCACCTTCAGCAGCGTCGAGTCGACGTCGTTCTGCACGATCAGCTGTGGCGGATCGACGAGCATCTCGCGGATCCACAGGTTGTAGTTCGATGCGGCGGGACCGTTGTAGTACGCGGCGCGCACCTGATCGACGGTGACCGACGCCAATGCCGCTGCGGCCATTGGAATCTCCTTCTTCGTGGGTGCTTTCGCGTACAGGTCGTACAGCGATTCGAGGGTGCCGATGCCGGGGCGCTCGACACCGAGCAGCGCAACGGCGTGCAGCACGAACGGGTGGGTGTGGCCCAGCTGGCACACGTAGTTGTGTTCCCACTCGCCCGAGCGGTCGGCGTAGGCCGAGGCGATGACCGACCGGCCCTCGCTGTCGGCCGCGGCCAGCCAGGCCGGGACGCCGACGAAGTCGCCGACGAGGGTCTGGCCGTCGTCGGCGATCGCGAGGTTGTCGACGAGTCCGATCGTCGGGTCGCCCGGTCCGTCGGAGTGGCCGGGCTTGAGTACCGGCCGGCGAACAGCCGGGCAGTCGAGGGCAGCGACCGCTGACGCGAAGTCCTCGGCGGTCGGGTGCCAACCAGCGATGTTCGAGATGTCCCAGGTGCCAACCGAACCGAGCTCCACGCGCGGGATGGTCGCCAGGACGGGAGTCGACAGAACCTCGACCATCAGAACAACGTCCCCTGGTTGGCGCTCGTGGCGTGGGTCTGGCGGATCGCGTGGGTGCTGGCGGCGACCGGGGCCAGCGCGGGTGCCGCGGGTGCGGGTGCCGGCGCGTCGTCGGGCTTGGCGGGCAGGCCCATCCGCTGCCGCACGTTCGCCTCGACCAGTACATCCGGCGACAGCAGCCCGGCTTCGACGAGCATCTTCAGCGCAGCGGCGGTCGCGGCCTGCCGGGAGCCGATCTCGTCGAACACCAGCAGCGGTGCCTGTTCGTCGACACCGAAATTGATGTCGATCAGGTCTTCGATGACGTGAGCGTTGGCGGTGTCGCGCTGATGCTCGCCGACGGTCTGCACCGACTGGGTGAATGTGTTCTCCTGCACGTCGGCCAGCGCATACGATCCGCCCTTGCCTTCGAGGTTCAGGAAGTGGGCCAGACCGGCGATAGCGATCATGTTGTCGTGGTAGGCAATCGCGGCACCGATGTCGATCAGATTGCCGTTCGGGGCCACCAGCTTCAGGTCGGCGCCATACGGCAGACCGACGCCGGCATTGTCGCCGCCGCGGTACTGCATCGCCATGTCGGCGAGCTTGTCCACGTCCTCCTGCGAGGCGCCCTCGGCGGCCGTCGCAACGGGGATCCCCTGCCCGGTCCGGCGAATCGCCATCGCCTGGTAGCGAATCAGTTCGTCCTTGATCAGCCAGTGCTTGAAACTCGGTCGCAGCAGTGAGTTCCCGACCCACATGCCCGGTTCCATGTCACGGGTGTAGACCACCAGCCGCGAAATCGGGATCGACAACGGACTCGGGCCGTAGAGCACCTTCGACGTCGACGCCGGTGCGGTCTGCTCGATCGACATCAGCCCGCCATCGAGGGCGACATTCCACGCCGAGATGGTGCGCTGCGGGCGTGGCGCGAGTTTCCGCAACCAGAACTTGCCGTCCTGCTCGCGGTAGAGCTGCTCGAACACGCTGTGCCCGTAAATGAGCGACGACAACGACTGACGCAGGTGATCGTTCCACGAGAACCGGCCCTTCGACCGGCCGAAGTTCAGTTCGTCCTCGGCGCCGTCGATCGGCAACCGCATGTTCCGCGCCACGAACTCGACGACCTCGTCACGGGCACCGTTCGGCTTGATCCGCCACTGCGCGCGCAGAATCGGCAGCGTGATCGCAGCGTACAGCGACGACACCCGCGAATCCTCGCGCAGCATCCGCGCATACGTCTGCACCGACGCCGGCCACTGCAGATCGGGGACACGCTCGAACATCTCCCACTGCGAAAACCCGGCCTCAGCGGCCGAAATCTGGCCGTGCACATAGCCCTTCTCGCGGAGCGCCGGTTTCGGCGGCTTCACCACATCGTTCGCCACGTGGCACCCCCTCTCATCGGGTCAGAACCCCACTGCCATCAGGTCGAGATCGCCAGACGGTGGCCTGGCCGCGCGTGCCGCACCCGAACCCGTCGACGGCGACGCCGGCTTCTTCTTCGCCCGGGCGCCGAACGTGATCAGTGCCCAGCGCGCCAACGTGATCGCCTTCAGCGGTGCCGCCGAATCGCCAATCGCGTCGTCCCACACGAAATCTCCGCGCGGTAGTTCTCGTTTCGTCGCATCCGCCACCGCATCGCGGAGGATTTCCGCGTCACCGGCATGCGACAGCTGCCCCGACGTGGCGTCGTCGAGGAATCCGCCACACGCCTCAGCCATCTGCGGCGTCGACGCGAGCTCCGGTTCGATCTCCGCCGCGATCAGCAGCGGCACCGCGGCCTTCGCGTTGTCGTGCGAATCCATCACCAGCGCCACCGGGTCCGACTTGTCGAGCACCAGGCGGATGAACGCCACAACCTCCTGCGCCGTCGCCTGCCGGAAGTAGCCGACCTCGACGTGCACCTTGCCGGCGGTCGTGTGCTGGGCCGCTGCGAGCGCCCACCGTTCCCGGCTGCGAGTCCGCGACAGACCCAACGCGATCGGACCCTGCAAGTCCGGGCGAACCTTGCGCATGGTCGACCACTCCTCCAGGTCGAAAAGCAGGTCGACGTCGTCCTCGGCCTTCGGCCACTTGCCGCGGTTGAGGTACTCCAGCTCGAAGATCCGCCGTTTCCGCGAGGTGTTCGCGTTGCGGGACTTGGTCCGCAGAAATCGTGGCTTCTGGATCACGCCGTAGGACGGGTTCACGAACCGCCACGTCTCGGGGTCATCGAACGCCATGTCGTCTTCGGGTGACCATTCGGCGAAGTGCAGATCCTCTTCGCGGGCCAGGCCGCGACGCCGAATCGCCGCCAGAACGTGGCAATTCGGCATGGTCTCTTCGTCGACCGCAGTCGACAGGTAGATCGTTTGCGCGTTCGCCGACGCCGTCTGCGTCGGATCGAGCGCACCCGTTTGGGTGTCGGTCAGGTTGTAGGCCTCGTCGTAGATCACGAGGTCGACCTCGTCGAAACCTTTGCCGAGGTCAGCGGATCGGGTGACGAACGCGCATCGCGCGCCCCGATCAGTGACGATCAGGCCGCGACCACCCGAGCACACGTGCTGTGTCACACGCCGGTTCAGCCACGGCCGGGCCTCGATGATCGCCCACACACGCTTGTAGACGTCCTCGGCGGTCGGCCACCGCTGCGCCGAGTACACGATCCGTTCCCCGCGGCGGTCGTTCGCCAAGAACAACCCCCACAGAATGCGGATGATCACCAGCAGCGTCTTGCCGTTCTGCCGCGCGATGATCGCCACACACTCCGGATGCGTCCACAACCCGTCCGGCCGGCGACGCATCCACGCCCGCAGCAGCTTCGACTGCCACGGCATGGCCTTCTTGCCCACCCGGCGGCCCAGCTCGACCGCCTTCACCCCGTCGGAGTCATCACCCGGCCACTCCGACAGCAACCGCGGGTCCTGCCGGCCTTCCAGCCGTGGCCACTCCGACAGATCAGAGTCCGTCGAGGCCATCGACCTCGCCGCCACCGCCGGCACCCGCACCCGGGGTGCCGCCACGCTGCCGTTCGATCTCCGCGAGCAGATGACGCAACGCCGTCGTCTGCTGCCGCGACTCCGCGAGCGGATGATCGACCCGAACCTCGATCACCGAGTCCCGGCCGGTCGCAACCTTCGTCCACGTGTCCACATCGCCCGACAGCAACAAATCCAACTTCGCCAGCCGATCGACGATCCGGCCGACCTCGCGAATCATCAACCGGACCGAGATCGAATCGCCTTCACGCGAAAGTTCCTGCACCACATCCGAACCGCGCATATCCAGGGCCAACGTCACGCTAACCCTCCGATTCCGCCCGAAAACCCCGGCTTCCCTGCAAAAAAATCCCCAC